GGCGGTCCCGCACCCTCTCGACACGCACCCAGGACCGCGCCGAAGCCCAGCGCGAGTTAGACCATTTCCTTGACAAGGCGATCGAGAAATCCCAACCCACGGTCCCGCAGGACCAGCTAACCGTCGAAGAGCTGTGCCAGGACTATCTGGCGCACCAGCCGCGGCAGCGCATTGTGCTGGCGCCGGTGCGCGTGCACCTTGGGACGGTGCGGGTAAAGGACCTGAACCTGGATTTGATACGCAACTACCGCACGGCGCACTCCGAATACAAAGACAGTTCGATGCGGCGCCGGCTGGGGGCGCTCAAGACCGTGCTCAACCACGCGTGGCGAACAGGACGGTTGACGGCGGTGCCCTACATCGAGTTGCCGGCGCCCGGGGCACCACGCGTGCGGTGGCTCACGCCTGAGCAGCTGGAAATGGTGCAGGACAAAGTGTTCGAGAACGAAATCCGCAACCCCGGTCCCGCGGCGCATGCCCTCACGATGTTTGTGTTTCTCGCCTCGACGTTCGGCGCGCGGCGCGAAGCCATCCGGGACCTCACCTGGGACCGGGTGGACTTTGCGGGGCGCACGGTAAACTTCCAGGTCCCCGGGCGCGCCGTGACTAAAAAACGCCGCGCGACTGCCCCGATGAGCGACGACGCGTTTGCGTTTTTGCGAGAGGCGCATCTCAAGGCGGGACAGCCGGCGACAGGCAAAGTGGTCGACATCCGCGACAACGCCCTGAAGTATCAATATCAAAAGTTTTTCAAGTCCATAGGCTTCGAGTGGTGCACTTCGCATGTGTTCAGGCACACGGTCGCAACCCACATGCTGCAAGCCGACGAGAGTATTTTCAAAGTGGCGCTGGTGCTGGCCGACAGCGTGCAGACAATTCAAACGACATATGCGCACGTGCCGCCGCCTGGGCTGAAACAGTTGTTTGAGAACCGAAATCTAGGTTGGTCGAAGAGGATACCGAACCATGTCTTTTGACGGCACACCTGACGGCACACCCCCGGTCCCGATCGTGCGCATAGCGCCTTGTGGCGATGGAAACTTTCTTTTGCTGATACACGTCAAACTAAGCCCCGAGGCAATCGCAAAGATCGTCGTCGCGCTGGAAGACACGGCCGCCGCCCGAATACTGCGAGAAGCCAAAAAGAGAGATGGGCATGAACAGGAACCATGACGACGATGAGCTGCTGTTTGACGAACGTCAAGACGTGACGCCGCGCGAGGAAGCCCCGATGACACCCCCCGTGCGCGCGGCGGCGGGGCGCGCCCTGGCCGTGGTCGCGCACCAGCGACCGGGACCGGGACCGGGCCGGCCAGCCAACGGCGGCGGGGGTGATGTTTTTTCCTTCCGGGTGGCCGCCAACGGCATGGCGCGGATCACGCTGGACGTGGAACTCGAACTCACCCGGGCGACGCCTCTGTTTCGCATGTTGATGGACGCGGGGCTGGTCCTGGGACCCGCCGCCGGCGATGAGACCCCAGCATGACCAAATCGCTTCCTCACGCCATCGCGTCGAGCACCTTCACCATCTGGGGCGTCAAGCTGCGTTGCCACGTGCTCGACAATGGCCAGCGCGTGATCGATGCCAGGGATGCGCGCCGGTTTTTCGAGGAGATGCAGGGACGCGGCAATCCCGACAATGACGACGCCGAGGTGCAGGCGCTCACCGACTGGCTGGTAGGGAAGACGACGCCTTGAAGGCGTTCTTCCGCTGGCTGCGCCGAGTAGGAAGGCCGTCAGGAAGCCCGTAGAGGGCGGTAGGGCGGCAGAGCGGCGGGAAGGCGGGGGACGAAGGGCAGGGGCCTGTAGGGCCTCCTGAAGGCCGCGGGGCCGGGGCGCTGTCACCCGCCCCGGCCCCGCCAATTCCTGCTGGCGCGTGCGCGCTTCGTCAGGAACCGCCGGCGGCGCAGGACGCCCGTCCGCGCGCCGGCTTAAGGCACAACATATCGCTGGTATGCCGAGGGGTTCAAGGGGCGCCCCAGGTTGTGAGCCTTGACGGCGCAGCGGCGGGGCGTGCAGCGTCGCGTCGTCTGTCCCGCGACTGTCACACGACGACGGCACGACACGCAACGCCTGGTTACCCCGACCGCCGCCCGACAGCAGAAAATTTGAACTGGGAGCAGGAAGCTGATGAGCAGCGCATCCGGTGACGGGCCTTCTTTGCCAACCGCATGGCCGATCAACAACGAAACCTTTTTGCGGTTCATCTTCGGGGACCGATGGGAGGACGCGCACGTCTGCGCCGTCGCCGGCGACCCCCTGCGGGCCGACGCGGCAGCCTGGGCCGGCGGCAAGGCCCGTGCGTGGGTGCGGCACCTGGGGCCGACAACCAACAATTACTTCGCGGTTTCGCTGTTCAAGGGCGACCGGCGGATCGAAGCCGACTTTGAGGGACTCTGGGTGGTAGGGCTGGATGATGTCGGCCCTAAGATCGAGGCCCACAAGGCGCTGAGCCTGCTGGGCGAGCCGACCTACCGGATCGAGACATCACCGGGCAACGAGCAGTGGGGCTACCGGCTGGATGTCCCGGCAACCCACGTGCGCCGGGTGAAGGCGCTGCAACACGCGATCCGCGTCAAACTGACCGGCGTAGACGGCAGGGACCCCGGGCAAGAAGGGGTCACCCGATACATGCGCCTGCCCTACGGGGTGAATTTGAAGGGGACCAACCTGTGAGCGCCCCGGCAGCGGCCCGGGGTTTTGCCTCGAAGATCACGAACTGGTCGGGCGCGAGGAAAATCGAACCGGACGAGCTGCGGGATTTGGGTGAACGGCTCTCTGTCCCGGGACCGGACGATCCGTCCTGGGACAACGTGGTTGGCGGTAAACTGCATCGCCTGGCTGCAAGTTTACCAGGCGGGCCAGGTCGACCAGGTGACGCGGCGCTCGAAGAAGACCTGCTGCTGCGGGCGATGCGGGAACTCGACCTGGTGCTCGGCCAGGCCCGCGACAGCGCGATGGGGACCGGGTTCGATGTGCGCTGTCCCTGGGGACACGAGCATACCGATCGCGGGGACACGGGGACGTTCTTCGCGCCCGGACGCGGGTTCCGCTGCCATCACGGGCACTGCGACGGCAAGGGCATCCCCGATCTGCCGGGGCGATTAGACGAGATGCTGCGGGAGGACAGCGGCGGGCTGGTATGCCTGGGGGCGCTGGATTTCGACGAGGTCGATCCGGCGTCGGTCCCGGTGATGCGGGTGGCGCCGCCCACCAAGGCAGAGCCGGTGCGGGCAGCGTTCAGGCTGGGGCAGACCGCGCGGACGCACCAGCCGCGTGACTGGATCGCCAGAGGATTATTACTGCGTGGTGCCGTGAGCATGCTCTTTGGCCCGGCCAATCAGGGCAAATCCCTGATGCTCACGATGTGGTCGGTGGCGCTGGCAACAGGCACGGCCTGGGGAACGCTCCAACCGGCGCGCAAGTACCGGGTGCTCACGCTGTTCAGCGAGGAGGACAACGAGGAGCAGAGCCGCCGCGTCGGGGCGGCCGCGCAGGAACTGTTCGTGGACCTGGACGACGTGGATGCGCAGCTTGATCGGCTGGAATGCCTAGGGGTGGCGGCGCTGTTCGCGGCAGACCAGGATCGTACGCTGGTCCCAACGAAGGCGTGGGGACAGTTGGTGCAAGTCATCAGGGAGCGGCGGCCCGACGTGCTGATCCTCGACCCGCTGATCGAACTGCACAACGTCGAGGAGAATGACAACACACTGCTCAAGGGCGTGCTCGCGCGGCTGCGGGCGTTGGCGCAACATTTCGGCCTCGCAGTGCTCCTGTCCCACCACTCGCGCAAAGCATACGGCGAGGGCGGTGGCATCGCCGGAGTGATCGACGCAGCACGGGGAGCATCGGCGATCGGGGGCGCTGTGCGCATCGCGCATACACTGGTCGAGATGACGGAACAGGAAGCGGGCGGCCTGGGCATCCCCGTCGACCGCCGGCGGTATTACGTGCGACTGGATGAGGCCCGGAACACGTTCACGCCTCCCGCCAGGGTCGCCGACTGGTTCGAGAAGGTGAGTCACGTGCTGCCGGGATCGGGGACCGAAACCTCACCGGCGCTGCGGTGCTGGGCGGCCTCGCCGGCCGTCGCGCCCAACGCCTCGGTGCTGAGTGCCCTCGTGCAGGGGATCGCGGCAGGCTGTCCTGCGGCCAGGGGGATGCCGTGGTCCCCGGTGCTCAGGCCCAGCGAGCCGCGGTCGGTCGTGCACCTGCTGCGTGCGCACGGGGTCGAAGTCGTCAGCGACCGGGTCACGCTCGATGCGCTCTTTCAGGCGGGGGTGGTGGCGGGGACGTTCAGCCACCCCTTGCATCGGCATCCGACTAACGGACTGCGCACGGCGCATCAGGGGCCTGCGGGTGTGGTTTGGACTGATCCAACATAATGTTGCGCATGGTCTGCTGCGGCGGCGCGGCGGTGCGTGCGTCAGGGGTCCCCCTAAAGGGGGGGGGACCCCCGCCGCACGCCCACACACGCTCACATGCGTGACACTGCGGCGGTGGTCTCTTAGACACCCACGCAACGGTTTGTTGGTTTTAGTGTGTGGATCGCCGGTATGCTGAATGTTAGTGGGGGGGGGGGCCGGCGGATGACGGGGACGGGTAAATGGCGCACCACCGGTGTCCCGCATAAGGGCTGGTCCTGTACTGGCATGGAGGACCTTGGCGCCCCCGGGCACGTTTGCGAGATGTGCGAGGCCCAGGTGGTTCGCTACGTGCATACGATGGCGCACCCGGATGTGTCGTTCACGCTCGACGTGGGTTGCATGTGTGCCGGACACATGGAGCAGGACCGTGCTGCCGCGCACCGGCGGGAGACCGAGTTTGTGCAACGGCTGTCCCGGCGCTCGCGCTGGCTGACCCGGGAGTGGCGGCGCTCGTCGGCTGGAAACGAGTTCCTCAATACCGAGGGCTTCAACGTAGTCATCTATCGGCGCTCAGGGGCCTGGGGCGCGCGGGTTGCGAACCGGGTAACTGGCGTGGCGCAGTTCTCCCGGCGTCTTTACCCCACGGTCGACGACGCCAAGCTCGCGGCGTTCGACGCGATGCTCAGGATGAAGGGCTGAGTTTCGCTGGTATGCTGAAGCCCGCCGCAGGGTTTGGAAAGCCGAAAGGGTCCCTGGGCGTGCACAAAGCCGCCGCGCGCGGACCCAGCATGCGCGCGGCAGGCTTCCCGGTGGTCCCGTGCGCCTCAGTCGGCGCCGCGGGGATTGGCGTCCTCAAGCATGCGCGTCAGAACCGCCATGCCCTTCGTGGCAAGGTGCGTCAAATCTTCGATGTTCTCAGAGTAGCCGGCCGGGAACGCGTCGACCACTTCGGTGCATGCCATGCCCAGGCCGACCGTTTCCACCCGCATGCTCGCGGCGATGTTGCACGCCGCCCGAACGGTGTCGGGACCCAGCTCACACACGCCATCAGTGACAACCAGCAGGATGTGGCGGGTAGCATTGACGTTCCGCAGATACTCGGCCGCGCCTACGATCGCTTGCGACAGGGGCGTATAGGACGTTCCTTGCATGCTCAGGATTGGCCACGCGGCATCCTGCACGCTGTGATCCCAGTCCTTTGCCACGTGTATGTCGGCGCCCCCCATTGCCGCCCGGGCGGGTTCACTGGGCGTGTGGAAGTGCACAACGCCTACTTTGGCATTGGCGCCCTCGGCCGCGCGCGCGATGTGCCACGCCGCCACCTGCGCCATATCCATCCGCGCAATGCCCGTAGCGTAGCTTTGCGAGATATCCGCGCACATTGATCCTGAGCCGTCGATCAATATCAGCAGTGCGGTATCAATGCCGGGAGTGTCGTCGCGTTTCGAGAATACATCCAGGGCGCCGGTCCGCATGCGTACGATCGCGCGGCGATCAAGGCGCCCGCTCGTTTCATGGTGCGTGCGGCGATGAATTTCGCTCGACACCAGCAACCGCGAAATCTGCCCGTGCAACACGCTGTTGCCGGGTAGCTTTTCGTTCAGCTTCGCCGCGGCGCCGGCGTTGTAATGCCGGTCCTGACGCACAAGCGAAGGGTCCCGAGGTTCAATCCAGGCGCGCGCCGTGTTGAGGCGGTGGGTTTTCGTTTCCCGTGCATGCGCTGCAAGGTCCTTGATCCCCGCCCGTTCCGCGATTGCTTTGACCATGTCGGCCAAATCGCTTGCCGGGTTGATTGCCTCGCCGTGGCCATCGGCCGCTGCGCCCTCGCTGTCCTCGCCGTCCTCGCCGTCCTGGGCCTCGCCAGGGGCGCCAGGGCCGTCCTCGCCGTCCTCGCCGTCCTCGCCGTCCTGGGCCTCGCCAGGGGCGCCAGGGCCGTCCTCGCCGTCCTCGCCGTCCTCGCCGTCCTGGGCCTCGCCAGGGGCGCCAGGGCCGTCCTCGCCGTCCTCGCCGTCCTCGCCGTCCTGGGCCTCGCCAGGGGCGCCAGGGCCGTCCTCGCCGTCCTCGCCGTCCTGGGCCTCGCCAGGGGCGCCAGGGCCGTCCTCGCCGTCCTCGCCGTCCTGGGCCTCGCCGTCCTGGGCCTCGCCGTCCTGGGCCTCGCCAGGGGCGCCAGGGCCGTCCTGGGCTTTATCCCCCTGGGCGGCGTTGCCCGTATCCTGCGGCGGTTTGGCGGCTTGCGCTGCCATGCCGGCTTCCATCGCCACCAGTTCCCGCGCCAAGCGATAGACTGCGAAGGTATCCTTGCACTTTGGCAATGCCTTCAGTGCATGCTCGACAAGCGCCCGCACGTTCCGGGACATCGCACCCGCCAGGGGTGCTGCGGTTGGTATCGAATACTTGTTGCGCACCCGGCCCAGGATGCACGCCACATATGGCGCATCCGCCACCTTGGCGCCGATCACACGCCCGATATTGCGCGCCATGATTGTAGCTTCGTAGTGTTTTTGGGAAGCCAGTCCGGCGAGCACATTGCGCAACGCAGGGAAGGCGCCGTTCCTGATTTCCTTCGCTTCAATGCGAACGTCCTCAAGAGCGTTTACCCAGTGCTGCACTCGCGGTCCCGCGCGCACCGCGGCTTGCCAGGAACCCAGATTAGTATGCAGCACGTGGCAGCACTCGTGCGCGATGTAGGCGACAAGCCTATCCGCCTCGGCGCGCGTTATCACGCTGTCGGGCGGCAGGCTTGGTAGGTTCATTGTTACGTCAGGATGCTGCCAGGATACGCTGGCGGTTTCGCCGCCATTGCACGTGACAGCGACGCGCCACGGCGCGCGGTTGTCCGCGCGCCGTGCGAGTATCTTGGTCGCCGTTTCAGTCGCCGCGGCGACCACTTCAATATACAAGGTCATAGCAGCTAACTCCGGAACTGCGCGGCGGCGTCACGGCCGGCTGGCGTTGGGTTTGTCGCCGAGGGGTCCGCGGCCATCGGCGCGCCGTTCAGTGCCGCGGTGACCTGGGCCTTGTCGTAAGCGAGCAAACATTGCTGCCTCAGTGCCTCGCGATCCTGTTCTTCGGCGCAATTCAGAACGGCCGAAACGAACGCGTCCTCGGCTTCGACACCATCGGTCAGCAGTTCCGCCCAACTCAACAAGCGGCGAAGCCCAATCCCCGCGGTCAATTGCTGTCCCTCGGCCGCGGCCCTTGTCGTTGCTGCCGCGGCGATCAAGAGCGAAGCCAGTTCCGGCGTGCATCCGGTATAGGAAACGATGATGTCCCGTTCCTGATCGGCCGGCATATAGTCGAATTTTACGCGCACCCCGAAACGATCAAGAAACGCCAAATTCAACTTGTTGGTGTCGGTAAAGCCTCTTCTCGCACCGCCGCCAGTTCCGTTTGTGTTGTCGCCGGCGATGAAAATCACGCCTTCGGCAACTTTCACGCGCCGGCCGGTTTCGCCGACATATAAAACCCTGTTCGCCAACACATTCTGCATGACGAACAAGGCGCCCGGGCGTGCGAGTGAAGGCTCGTCGATCAGGACAACGCAACCGGGCGTCTGAATTGCGCGCGTCAGCTGGCCATCCTGCCAAGTAACCGCACCATCAGCACTCGGGACCGTCATCCCCACCAGCGTCGGGGCATCGGTGGCGCTGTCACAGGATATCAGCGCGAAGGGCCTCCCCGTCCGCGCGGCCAACTGCATTGCCCACTCGGTCTTGCCCGTGCCGGGGGGACCATACAGGAACGCGTTCCGGCCGCGCGCGATCTGTGTCAACGCGATGGCAGTCTGCGGTTGCGGCCAGATATACCGCACGTTGATCTTGGGGGTGTCAGGGTGCGTCCCGTTCCAAAGCTTGGTGACGCGTGCGCCTAACGCGCCTTTCACGCCGCAAAGCTTCTTCCAGGTTTCTTCCTTCCCCGTGCAACGCGCGATGTGCATGGCGGTCCCTGCGGTCCCCGCGGTCCCGGTAGCGCAAGGCGCGGCAGGAACGGGAACTTCGACCGTGATGGTCACCGGCGGCTTGTTTGCCTGCGTGACCAGCTCGCGCAACCGCGCGTCAAGGGCGCCAAAGCCACCCGACACGATTAGTCCCCGCACCGCGGCAACCTGGGCTTCGATATCCTGGGCCTCGCCGGCGTCCTGCATCATGGCTTCGGCAGTAGCGTATGCGTCGGCCTCGGCCTTATCGGCTGTTGCCCCGTCCTGGGCGTCCTCGCCGTCCTCGGCGCCGGCGTCCTCGGCGGGACCGGTTTCGCGAGGGGCCGCGGCGTTCATGGTGGCGATGGCGTCAATGCCCAGGGCGCGCGCCACATCGATCAAGTCAGAAAGGCGAAGATCATTGATCTTGCGGCCGGCCAGGATGGCAGCGGCGCCGGGGTGCGCGCGCACCGCGGCGCGCAACGCGTTGCGCCGGATGGCGCTAGGGGTATTGGTCATTGGGGCGTCCTTGTGTGTAGGGTGTGACAGATCGTTCCCCGCGGCCGTGACAGACACGACGGGGACACAACAAATAGTAGGCAAGACACGAAGATGCAATCCCTTCCGCTGCAAAAAGCACGCCGGTGCGCGAGCTGCGGTTCAATGGCGATCCGTGGCAGCATGTTTTGCAAGTGGCACCAGCCCGATTATGTGCGCGCCAGGGACCGGGGGCCGCGAATACGGAACCATGGCGCGGGACCGGGACCGGGCGCCCAGGGACAACAGGATTTAGGCTCGGCGGGGACAACGGGGGGCAATACGGGTCTGCCCCGCAATGTGGTAACCGGTTATGTCAGTCCGGCGCGGCAAACCCTGCTACAAATCGCGCGCGACACTAAAGCTAGCGCCACGGCGCGGACATCAGCAGCACGCGCACTCGCTGAATTAGACGGTTATCTAGGCAAACATCAGCAGGCGCCGGACCGCACGGCAGATAGCCTGTTGTCCTCGTTGTCCCGTGCTGATTTGGTGCGCGAACTTGCGAGGCTACGTGCGCGGTCCTCTGCATCCGACAGCACGTAAACCCTTGGGGCAGTAAGCGTTTCTACATCCTGGCAGGGGACCGCATCGCGCTGTCCCTGTCCCGGGACACACGCGCGCCGCGGTCCCGGCATGGGGGCGCCCGCCCCCCGGAGGGTCCCGCGCGCGCCGCTGATCCATATGATTGGCTAGGGGACTAAATTTCAATATTTGAAACATTTGAATACCACTTCGTAATCAAGTTTTGACCAAGTTTGACATCTTCGGTTTCCCCCCATAACCCCACCCTATGGGGCCTCCTGTTTCTTGAATATAGGGGGGTTTCTGCAACGTTTTGGCGGAGCTGTCTGGGGGTCTGCCTGGTAACCGCGGCGCGCGCCCCAGGGCTGCCCTGGCCCCCCTGTCAAGCCTCTCGGGCCGGCTGAGCGTTGCGTTTTTGTATTGTGTCGCGCTAGTGTCGTGCGTTCTTGTGTGGGGACAGCACCCAGATGGATGGCTCGTCACGCCCGCGCGCGCCCCAGCCAGCGCCACCTGACCGCGCGTTTTCCTTTACCGATTGGCAGACAAACAACCCAACGGCGCCGCCGCCGGGGGACAAAATCGACGCCGAGTTGGATCGGACCAATCAGGCCGTCGAAGACGTCATCGAGTGGGTTTCCACGAGCCTGAACTCGGATGGGTCGCTGGTCGAGCCGCCCGGGACCGATCCCCCGCCCCCGACCGGGGCCGTCGCCGAGGCTGAAGAGTGGGCTGTTGTGTCCCAGGCGTGGGCTGAGCACATGCCGGACACCATTCCACCCAACATTCTGGCGGAAATGGCGATCACCGGCGAGCATTGGTCGGCGCGCTGGTGGGCCAAGCAGGCGGCAGATCAGGTGCAGAACCCTGACGCCCCCGACGATGGGTTCACCTACGGGCGGATGGCGCATCACTGGGAGCAGGTGCTGCCCCTTACCGGCGGGACCATCGACGGCACTTTGACCGTCCTCGGGACCCCCTCCGATGGGGCGATGCACGTGCGTTCGGCGGCGGAATGGCCTGGGACCGTCTACCACATCGACAACGACACCGGTGGCGCTTTCCTGCGCAGCAACCGTGAAGGTCTCGCCCGCTGGCTCGTCTACCTGGGGGACGATGCCCCCGAGACGGGCGGCAATCAGGGCACGAACTTCAAGATCAGCCGCGCCGACGATGCCGGGAACGAAATCGACTTCCCGATCCAGATCGACCGTGCCACCGGGCAGGTGCTGATCAATGGTGTCGCCGGCGGCAGCGGGGGCAGCGGGCTGACGCCGCAACAGATCAGCGCGCTCACCTACGGGGTGAAGTCCGATTATCAGGTCCTGCCCGGTGCGGTCAGCTGGAACGGGACAACGGTGACCGTCGCCGGGGCGAATTTCACTATCGCTCCTGGCCCGAACAACCCTTACCTGATCATGCCCGCCGGCGGCCCTGGCGGTGGTCCTCAGATCGTGCGGATCGTCAGTGCCTCGGGCACCACGGCGACGGTGGATGCCTCACCGGCCATAGCGGCGATCGGCGGCTCGATCAGCGGCACCACCCTCACCGTCACCAGCACCCCGCCGCTGCGCACCGTGATGCCAGGGGCTGTCCTGTCCGGGACCGGCGTCACCCCCGGCACGGTGATTGTCGCGCAGCTCACCAGCAACACCGGCAACCCCAGTGACGTGGGCGGTGACGGCACCTACCAGGTGAGCGTTTCGCAAACGGTCGCCTTGACCACGCTGGCCCTCTCCTACGCGTTCAGCGGTCTTGCGTTTACCTTCGGCGGCCCCGGCCTGTCCCCGAACAACATCACGATCACCAACCCCGGCGCGACGGATGCGCGCGTCGGCGATGTGCTAACGGCGTTGGGCGGCGACGTGATCCGTGCCGGCACTTTCTATGTGTCCCAGACCAAAGTCATGTCAGCGAGCGTTGCGGCCGCAGGCAGCGGTGGCGCCCCTGGCCCCGTCTACCTGCGCGGCACCACCGGCCACGGGCGGCGGGTGATCCTGCTCGGCAACGTGCTGCCTGATGGCACGCTCGATCCAGCCAGCCTGTCGGTCTACGACGCAGGCGCCTACTGGCAAAATATCGCCGCGCTGGAAACCGGCGCACCAACAACTAACGAGCCGCTGTCGGCAGCACCTTTTGCAACAACAATGCCAGGGAGTTGGGTTGATAACGGTTCAACCATCACCATTGGCCTCGTGCATCCATCGGTGCTGCCTTACATCCATCTGGGCGCGAGCGTCACCGCATCATCGGACACAGCGGGAGTTGTCGGCATCACCGCGCAGTCCGTGGTTACGGCGATCGATAGCACGGGCACTGTCATCACCATCAACCCCCCGGCGGTTGGTGCTGGGACCGGGAACAATGTCACCTTCACCGATAACCTGCATCCGATTGGGTTCTCGGTGACGTTTGCGAATAATTCAACAACCATAACGGCTACCGCACCGCTACCCGCCAACGTGACGGTGGGACAGGCAATCTCCGGTCCTGGCCTGTCCGGCATCGGCGATCCGACCGACCCAAATTCGACCTACATCACTGCCATCGCGGGCGATGGTGTGACGATCACTATATCGAACGAAACCAACGAAGCAACAGTACAACCGGTGCATTGCAGCGCCGTGCCCTATCTCCAGGGTGTTACTGTAAACTTAAATTTCGGCGTGTCGGTGGTGTCCTATAAAGACTGGGGTGCGTATCGCGCGCCACCTGCCGGCAGCCCGCCAGCTTTCGATACCACCGGCGTGCATCTTGATGGCACTGCGCTCGCTACAACGGTGTCTTTGAAAGCATCGGGCACTGCAACATCTGGGCAAGCCTATGTCCACTACGGCACCGACAACACAGCGGCGATCAATGCATGGCTCGCGGCGGTGCGCGCGGCGTCCGATACCAGAGGCGTGCGCGCTATTGAAGCAATCGGCATTGAGGCGGTTCTCCCGGCGGGATGTTACCTGACGCTCGGTAGCGTTGACGCGCGCAACATCTATTATGGCAACGGGCTAAAGTTTCGTTTCCCTGGTGTCGTCATCCACTCTGCGGCAGAGAATGCAAACGCCTGGAATGCGGTGGGCGCGCGCTTATACACAATGGAGGGGCCGCTTCAAATTCAGGGAAACAATTGGTTTTCGCCTGATATCGGGTTTTTGCTCGGTTATCCTGACACGATCCATTTATGTTCCGGCCTGTCATTCACTAACATTGGGGTGGGAGGTCATTTTAAGTTTGCGGCGCGTGTGCTCGGCAATGTGGAAGTAAGCACATTCATTAACACTCAAAGTAGTAACGCGCGCCCGCCGATTAGTGCGCTCGTTCCCAACTATGCCAGCATGTATGACAGTGACAATCTGTTTAGCAAATTCCCCACCCCGCAGGGAAATAAAGGATCGTTTGAGGGAACGATTGAGTTCAACCTATCGTCAGTGCATAGCGGGGGCGGAGTGCCGTACTATTTCCACGGCACAGGGGCGATGTATGTGCTGCGCGGTTACGCCGCATCGTGGGCAATGCCGTCGATGTTTGTGGCAGGAAACGCCAATCCATATTTGGATATCCATTGTGAAGCGAGCCTTCCTGGCCTGCATCTGACGGGACTGAGCGATACGCTGTTCGTGATTGCACCCATCGATCCTACGACGGGCACGGGCAATCCTTCGTCTGGCTTTAGTGGCACTTTCATCGACGCGGGATTGTTCGCCACCAATTCGCTGTTTGCCTTCGACACTGAGGGTCACTACGGCGCACCAGTAGCCGCGTGGGGTGCAAGTAATGCGAAGGTTGAAATCAATCCGCAAGCGCGTTCGATGGAGCTGTTCGATGCGACACCTCCAGGAACAATGGTTGGCGGCATCAACTATAACGGTGACATCTTCGTCGGATCGGTCCTCTATACAGCGTCAACGCATTACCATAACAGGCTGGGCACCCGCACTGGCAGGCTGATGCTGGGTGATACTTCAACCAATTACAGTGCCGATAGCGTCAATACCAAGAGCGTGGTAGCGTCAGACCAGCTTATTGCAGGGAACAATGTTCAGTCGCAGCGCGGCGCAATGCTGTCGTCACTTGGTTTTCAAGTTACCGATGGCGCTGGAATGCTGCCGGTCTATGCTAGCTTGGTGCGCGGTTCAGTATCGCTTGGCGCAGTGGGAGCCGCAGGAACCCCAGGCACATCAATCCCGTTCGTTGCATTCCACGGTCCTGGCAACACCAGTGGGACGCCAACACACAAGATTGTCGAACTGACCGCTGGCACGCTCGATGTGCAGGGCAACGGAACAAACAACGCTTATGTGCGCGTCGATGGCACGCTCTCGATAGTCGCGCCGCTTACTCTACCGAATGGTTCCGTCGCGGTGACGCAGGCTCCCGGCGACAACGACACCAGCGTTGCTACCACGGCGTTCGTCCAGGCGGCGGCGACCGCCGCGGCGGGCGCGATCGTCCTTCCCGCACCCGCGACCACGATACCCCTGGTGGAGGGCATCGGCGCCCCTGGCACGCTCACCACCTACGCGCGCGCCGATCACGTGCACCCGGCGTCGCAGGGTGCGGTGATCAACACGCAGACCATCGCCGCCATCACGGCCAACACGATCACCGTCCCCGCCGGGACCAACCACATCGTGGTGCAGGACAGCATCAACGCGGTGAACACGCTCACGGTGGGCAGCGGCACGCTCGCGGATGGCTACGACATGTGGCTGCACTTCTCCAACGGCGGCAGCTTCGCGGGCGTGCCGGTGTCAGCGCACGGCAACCTCACCCTCAAGGTGTTTGCCGGCGGCTGGTCGATCCTGGCGAAGTTCGGATAGCCACCATGACCGCAATCAATCCAATCCCCCTACATGTCAGCGCCATCGGTGCTGGCCCCGACACCGGGCAGAACGATCTGATCCCCGCGCTGCACCTGAGCCGCTGGGCCACCTCCGGCGTCAAGACGGTCGATATCATCGGTGACAGCACCGGGACTGATCTGCCGGGACCGAACTATGCCTGGGACCCGACGCAAACGATCTGGGGTGCGCTCAAAGCGGAAATCACGCGACGCAATCCACAGCTGAAATTCAACTTCATCAACCGTGCCATCTCATCGACCAACTGGGCTAACCCGGTGATGACCGCAAACCAGCGTGGTGACGCCATTACTGCGCCTGCTCCTGATTGGTATGTGGATCGCGACAAGGTCTGGCTCGACTATGTGCGCGACGATCAACCCGACACGCTGATCTGGGTTATGGGGACTAACGCACCGCAATCAGGACAAGACCCATTTCCTGGTGCCACTGTTGCAAACTTCATCAACGACAGTTTCACCCGCATCAATGGTTGGGTGAAAGTGCCTGATATCGTGATCTGCACGACGAAGATCGGCAATGCGGCCTTTGGCCCCCCTGGCGATACGCAGGAAGCATTCAAGGCGATGGCGGCGTTCCTGCGCACCTTCGCTCGCAGCAACCGGAACGGATACGCCGCATTTCCGCGCATAAAATACATCGGCTTGATCGACCTGGGTCGGCAATATGCGGCGCGTGCACTCGGCAAAGACCTCGCTCACCAATTTATGTCGCGCGTCCGAAGTGCGATCGTCAGCGGCTACACGCTGACTGGGCCTTACCCCACAGTCAACACTCTCGGCACGACCACTGACGGCGACCTGAGCCTGACGCTTTTGTTCCACAATGCTGGTGGAACAAATATGTATAATGCAATCGGCGTAGGTTTTTACATTGCCTTTTCCGGCTTCTCTGCTAACCGCATTCACGTCACGCTCCAGAATACAGGAGTGTGGGTGGTCCGCTATCAGTTCATCGGCACCGACACTGATCCGGTCATCACCGGCTTGAACTACAGCCCACCTGCGGGTGATGTCATAATGACCATCACTCTCAAGGGCGAGGTCATCCGTGTTTCGCTCAACGGCGTCTATGTCATCGACACAGCAGTAGCACGCTTAATCCAAAATGGTATAGTGCGCATCTTCACAACAACTGCTCCGACCAGTGCCATCGTCTTCGATGTGACCGAATTTCTCGAAGGCATCGGATCGCCTGTGGTGCAGACGCTTGATCCGACGACCGCATTCGGTGGTCTGACTGGCGGGAATGTAGCAGGTAACAATGTCAATCATCCCTCAAGCACAACTGTGGCGTTGATTGATTACTCGACCATTGCTGCATCGAACTTCTCGGCGCCGCTGCCGACAGCAGCACAACTCAGGGATGACAAGATGCAAATCTACTCCGACATGACCTCGACATCGAACACGGCAATAACTACGGAGGAAATTCTCAAGACCGCGCCGATCCAGGCCAATCAGCTGCAAAACACTGGCGACACGCTGGAAATCGAGGCGTGGGGCACGCTGGCTGCCACGACCGACAGCAAGACCGTGCGGCTGCGTTGGAACGGTATTGCCGGTGCATCGCTTGTGTCCCCGTTCACGGTGTCAGCTGCCGGCAATAAGTGGCGCATCATGGGCACGGTCGTGAAAAGTGCAGTCAATGTGCAGCAGCTCAGCGGGCAGGGCATAATCTCCAACACGAATTATGCAACCAGCAGCATCTCGTCAGGGGTGGCCGACGCCGCGCCGACGACGCTGGTGGTCACATCGCAGAACGCCACGACCGCCGCCGCCGGCTCCATCACCTGCGATGGGTTCCGCGTCAGCTACATCAAAGCGCCTGGCACCTGATAACCACTAGTAAGGAACTCTAACCATGACCTTTGATCCGGAAACCGTCACCACGCTACCTGGATACCGCGTTGGTCTACGAACGCCCAAGGACGGCAGTCTGGCGGCGGGCGAGATATATGTGGAGCTGTCCGCCCCACCCCGGTTGTGGATCGGCGGTCCCGAGGGCACCGTCGCGCTCCTGGTGGCGACGCCGCCGGTGACGGCACCGATCAACACCGACGTGCCCTACGTGTTCCAGGAAGGGGACCTCCTCACCTGCACCATGGGCACCTGGACCGGCGAGCCGACCGCCTATGCCTATCAGTGGGCGCTCAACGGGACCGCGACCGGCGATGGCTCTGAAACGCTCACGGTCACGGTCGATGATGTTGGCCGCACCGCGACCTGCGTGGTGTCGGCCACCAACGACCTCGGCACCACCGAGGCGCCACCCTCCAACGCGCACATTGTCACGGACGTTGCGGCGCGCACGACCGTCGACCTGCCGTTTTCACCAGACGACGTGAAATCCGGAAGGGTTGCGGAGTTCGAGAACGAGCAGGAAGAGGGGGGTGGGTATCGGCGATGACCCGCCACGCCCAACAACATGGCAGCGACGGGCGTTTCATGGCCGCGGCTGCGGCTTCAGTTGCGGACGAAGCGCCTGAGCTTCAAGTGGCGCCGCCGAAGCCGTTCACCACTCCGGTCCTGCGCGTGCAGAAGCAGGATTACCGCGACTGGATTGCGGCCACCGGCACGCCACCGATCTACGGAACCTTCACGGTCTCGGGCGGCATCATCACCAGCACGGGCGGGCAGGTGTGACCCCTGACGAACAACGCTACGAGCTTTGTCTCAAGCGGCTGATCGCCATCCTCGACGCCGAGAAGGCGATGCTCGCCTTCACGCGGCTGATGAAGCCGACGCCGGATGACCCCGACGATCCCGACTGCACCCGCTACGAGGCGCAGAAATTCCACAAGGTCATCTGCGCGGCGATCGAGGAACTTGAAGCCGGCCGCATCAGGCGGCTGATCATCAGCCTGCCGCCGCGGCACGGGAAAACTGAGCTTGCCTCGAAGATGTTTCCGGCCTGGTTTTCGGGCCGGAACCCGCATCTGAGTCTGATCTTCGGCACCTACAACGAGAAATTCTCCCAGGACATCGGTCGCGCGGTCCGGGACATCATGCTGTCCCCGTCCTACGCCCAGGTGTTCCCGGACACGATCCTGAAAGGCGACAGCAAAGCCTCGGACCGCCTGCAAACCACCAAGGGCGGCATCCTCGCCTTCGTCGGCCGCGGCGGCACCACCACCGGCCGCGGTGGTGATGTGCTGATCATCGACGACCCGCTCAAGGATCGCCAGGAGGCCGACAGCCCGACCATCCGCGACACGCTCTGGACGTGGTTCAGCCAGGTGATTTCCACCCGCCTGATGGACGAAACCGGACGGATCATGCTGATCCAGACGCGCTGGCACCAGGACGACCTCGTCGGCCGGCTGACCGACCCGATGAACTCGCACTACGACGTCGACGAGGCGAAGCAGTGGAGCATCATCGACCTGCCGGCGCTGGCGATTGATCCCGATCACGATCCCCTCAAGCGCAAGCCCGGTGAAGCTCTCTGGCCCGGGCGTTTCGGGACCGAATACCTGCTTGGCGTGCAGCGCCGCGATGCGCGCGGTTTCTCGGCACTCTACCAGGGCCGTCCCTCGCCCGCCGGCGGCACGTTCTTCAGTGCCAAGTGGCTGAAGACCTACAAGCCTGCCGACCTGCCCAGCAACCTGCGCTACTACGGCGCGTCCGACCACGCGGTCAGCCTCAAGCAATACGCCGACAAGACGTGCCTGCTGCTGGTCGGCCTCGATGCCGAAGAGAATATCTACGTGCTGCCGGACCTCGTCTGGCGGTCGATGACCGCGGAGCAGTGCGTCGAGGCGATGCTGCGCATGATGCGCGGCTACAAGCCCATGTTCTGGTGGGCCGAACGCAGCATGATCAGTAAGTCGATCGGCCCCTTCCTGCGCAAGCGAATGCTGGAGACCCAGACCTTCTGTTCGGTGATCGAAATGCAGCCGATCGCCGACAAGCAGACCCGCGCCCAGTCGATCCAGGGGCGCATGTCGATGGAGAAGGTGCTGTTCCCGGAGCGCGCGCCCTGGTGGCCCGCGGCGCGGGACCAGCTGCTCAAGTTTCCGCACGACCAGCACGACGATTTCGTCGATGCGCTCGCCTACGTGGGCCTTGGCCTGACGCTTCAGGTGGGCGCCGGTGTGCGGGCCGAAAAGAAGCCCGACAACGCCGAGGGCACGTTCGGCTGGATGATCGATCAGCGGCGTCTTGCCGAGAAATCCGTGCGTCTCGGCTTCGGCGGGACAGGGGGCTGGTAAGTTTATGTCCGGGACAAACCTTCCCATGGGGACGATGCCTGGCACGCTTGCCGGGGACACGTCCTATGCGCCCACTGGTCCCAGCCAGGGACCTGTCCCGCCGGGGACAGGTCCCCCCGACCCGACCGCCGACAACAAATTCATCAACCGTGAGCGTCCTGAACCCGAAGAACCCCGCCGTAAGCTGGTCAAACGGTGGACCGACCGCGTGCAGCGCGCCAAGAAACACTGGCAGAACGACTTCAAGCGCATGCGGGAGAACGAAAACTTCGTCGAGGGGCGGCAATGGCCGGACATGCCCGCCCCGGAGACCCAGGTGGTGCGGGACGATCGCTACATCGCCAATATCTGCATCCGGCACGTGATCCAGCGCACGGCGGAACTCTACCCCAACAACCCGACCATGCAGGCCAAGCGCGCGCCGCGGCTGATGGCGACCACCTGGGACGGGACCGGCCAGCAGTTGCAGCAGGCGCAGCAATCCATGCTGATGGCGGCTCAGCACGGCATGCCGCCCGACCCGCACGCGCTGATGGTGCTGCAAGACGCGCAGACGGTGCAGCAGTTCGACCAGCTTATGGAGCGCGTCGGCACGACGTTGCGGATGCTTTACGACTACAACGTCCGCGAGCAGACGCATTCGTTCAAGAACTGCATGAAGATGACCGTGCGCCGCGGCATCATCACCGCGGTCGGCTACGTGAAAGTGGGCTTCCAGCGGGCGATGCGCATGCGCCCGGAAATTGAGGCCCGCATCGCCGACATGTCGGAGCGTCTGGCCCATATCGAACGGCTGGCGGCGGACATGGCCGACAGCGAAATCCAGTCCGACAGCGCCGAAGCCGAGGAGTTGAAGCTCGCCATCCAGTCGCTGATGCAGGAAGAGCAGATCATCGTCCGCGAAGGGCTGACCTTCGACTATCCCGACAGCACCGCGATCATCCCGGACCCGAAATGCCGGTCCCTGCGCGGGTTCCTGGGTGCCGACTGGGTGGCGCAGGAATTTTTACTTTCACCGGAGCAGATCGAAGAAATCTACATGGTCGACGTGGGGACCAGCTACACCGCTTACACCGCGGACGGGCTGTCCCAGGGTTTCGAGAGCGCACGGCTCGACAACCATTCGGCCGGTGGCCGCGACGACGAGTTTTCACCCGACACGCAGGCGTGCGTCTGGGAAATCTATCATCGCAAGGACGGCCTGGTTTACGTCGTCTGCGACGGCTACCCGGATTTTCTGCAAGAGCCGGCGTCGCCTGACACCGAGTTCTCCCGCTTCTGGCCCTGGTTCGCCTTCGTGTTCAACGAGGGCTATGCGCAGCGCGGCCTTTATCCGCAGTCGGACATCGATCTGATGCGCGACATGCAGCTTGAGCTGAACCGCGCGCGGCAGGGGCTGCGCGAGCACCGGCGCGCCAACCGGCCGAAGACGGCGGTCGCCGCGGGGCTGCTCGAAGAAGCCGACATGAACAAGTTGCGCACGCATCCGGCGAATGCGCTCTTAGAACTGAACGGGCTGGCCCCGGGACAGAAGATCGTGGACGTGTTGCAGGTCATCGAGATGCCGCCGATCGACCCGCATGTTTACGACACCGCACCGGTGTTCGAGGACGTGCTGCGCGTGCTGGGTTCGGATCAGGCCGACCAGGGCACCACGTCGGGGGACGCGACCGCGACCGAGGTTTCCGTCGCCCAGTTCAGCCAGAACACCGACACGCTCAGCCTCGTCGACGACATCAACGACACTATGAGCGAGATGGCGCGCACGGCGTCGGAAATCCTGGTGCTGAACGTGACCCCGGACACCGTGCAGAAAGTGGTTGGCCCAGGCGCTGCGTGGCCGCAGCTCGATCGCCAGACGGTCGCCGAAAACGTGTTTCTCATGGTCGATGAAGGCGCCAACGGTCCCGTCGATCGCCAGCAGGAAGTGCAGACGCTGGTGCAGCTTGTGCCCCTTCTCCAACGGGTCCCCGGTATCTCCCCCGAGTGGCTGGCGCGGCAGCTTATCCGCCGCATGGGCGACGACATCGACGTGACCGAGGCTTTCAGCGAGGGACTGCCGTCGATGGAAGCCCTGAACCAACTCATGGGGCGCCCGCCCGCTGCCCCAGGAGCCGGCCCCGGCGCTGCGCCTCCCAGTGGCGCCGGGAAAGGCCCGCCACGACCTCCCGGGGCCGGCCAGGACCCGAATGCGCAGGGACCGGCCGGCGGCACCGGCACTCCGGCCCCGCCCGGGGTGACGCCCTCCGGGCGCATGGGTGCCTTCACCCCGCCCTTGCAGGTCTACGGGGCCAACGGCAACCGCCCGGGCACCGGCGGCGGCATGCCGCGGATCGCGCCCTCGTCGCAGGGCATGCCGACGCCATGACCGACGCTCCGTCGCCTCCGGGCGCGAGCGTCCTCGTCTCGATCAGCGAGCGGCTGATCCGCGTTCTGCCGCCGGCCTTTCTCCTGCTCATCGTCATGAATTGCATGTTTCTCGGCGTGATGGCCTGGACCTTCGACCACAACGCCGACACGCGGAACGTGATGCTGACGAAAATCATCGAACAGTGCTTGCTTCGGCAGCAGCCCTGACGCGACACAACACTAGACACAACACCAACAAAACAACTACGGTTCTCCTTGGAGAACCGAAAAAGTGTCGGAAACGACATCGATCCCCTCGGACAGCACGACCACCGCGGCGCCTTCGTCCAGCGCCGACGCCACCAGTGCGGCTTCACCAGCCGCGCCGGCCCCCGACGCACCGTCGCCCTCGTCAGGCACCGACAGCCCTTCGCCCTCGTCAGGCGACAGCCGCCGATCCGACCGTGAGGAACTGCTCTCCGCGGTTCTCAAGGTCGTGCCCACCAAGCCCGAGACCTCTGCGCTCCCCACCGAGGGTGACCCCTCCGTCGCGGAGCAAAAGGACGCGGGCAAAGCGGGACCGGATCAGGTCGCGGCTAAGGACACGGGTCAGGGACAGACCCCCGCCCCGGAGACTTCCCAGGACAAGGACGCCGAGGCCGATCCGAGCGAGGGCGAGCTGCGCAAGCTCCGTCCCGAAACCCGGCGCCGGTTCGAGCGCCTTCTTGGCCAGCGAAACGAAGCCCGTCAGGCGTTTGACGCCGTGCAACCGGAGCTGACAGCGCACCGGCAACTGCAAGGCTATCTCGCTGAGAACCAGCTTGCGGCTGACGATGTCAACCGTTTGTTGGGCATTGGCTCTGCCCTGCGTCGCGGCGATTACCGTGCGTTCCTGGAAGGCGTCACCCCTTACGTTCTGGTGGCCCAGGAAGCGGTCGGCGCGCGCATCGCGCCCGATCTGCAAAAGCAGGTCGAGGACGGCACGCTGAACGAGGACGCGGCGCGGGAGTTGACCCGCACGCGGCACCAGGCACGGCGGGCCGAGAGCGAATTGACGGCGACGCGGCAGCAGCAAACCGCGGAGACGCAGACGCGAAACGTCGGCGCTATCCGTGACGCGGTTGACGCATGGGAAGCCGACCTCCGGACCAGGGACCCCGACTACGCCCGCAAGTCGGTTGCCGTGCGTCGCTTCTCCCAGGCTCTGATGCAGGAGCGCGGCTTGCCCGCGTCCCCTGCCGCAGCGGTGGCGCTTGTGAAAGCGGCCTATGACGAGGCCACACGCGAATTGCTGAAGGGACAGCCTGTCCCGCAGGCAACGCGCCGCACCCCGTCCGGCATCCAAACGACAACCACAGGGTCCGTCGTTCGGGAGCCAGCCAGTATGAAGGATGCAGTTCTTCAGGCACTCGCCGGGATGCGACGGGCCTCCTGATCCCAGGGGCCTGATCAATGGCGTTCACAGCAGGAGAAATCACCAACATCGCGAATGCGTCGTTGGATTTCTATCTCAACAAGGGCGACACGTTTAAGCAGTCCATCCAGGCAAAACCGTTGCTGCGCCTGATGGAGGGGAGCGCGAAATCGTTCCCCGGCGGCAAGGGAAACATTTCCCTGGCCGTGAAAGGCACCTACGGTGCCGGCGGCGTCAACGACCACATCGTCGGCTACACGCACAACGACAGCGTGAGCTTCTACACGCCCGCCAATATCATGCGTTGTAACTTCCCGTGGCGCGAGCACCACATCGGCCTGACGCTCACGCACACCGAACTGAAGATCGACGGCATCTCGGTCACCGACGACGCCGGCGACGGTTCGAGCACGTCTAACCACTCCGACCGCGAGGTCACCGTCCTCGTCAATCTGATGGCCGACAAGCTGGAGGATTTCGGCGAGCAATACGCGCGCGGCATGAACGGCCTGCTCTGGGGGGACGGCACCGCCGACCCGAAGGCGCTGGCCGGCCTTCAGTCGATCATCATCGACGTGCCCAACACGGGGACCACCGGGGGCCTGTCCCGCAGCGCCAACACGTGGTGGCAGAACCGTTCTGCGTGCGCAGCGTACGGCACTGCCGGCGGGCGCGGCGCGATCACCTCGGCGACCACCAACGGCGGCGCGCTGTGGACGTTCTTGCAGCAGGAAAAGCGCCAGTTGATCCGTTACGGCGGGCGTCCGACCAAGTTCCTGGCGGGATCGGATTTCATTTCGGCACTCGAAACCGAAATCCGCGCCAACGGGAACTATTCGATGACCGGCTACACCGGCACCCAGGACGGCTCCATGGGGCAGGTGAAGTTCGGCGATTGCACCATCGAATACGATCCGACGCTGGATAACCTCGGCCGCAACAAATACGGCTACTGGTGGGACCCGCGTCACATCTACCTGATGAAGCAGGACGGCGAGTGGGATCACCGTTTTACGCCCGCACGACCCTACAACCAGTTCGTTCTTTACAAGTCAATGACGCACACGGGGCAGATGGTTGCGCAGCAGCTCAACTCCTCGCTCGTGGTGGCCATCGCCTAACAAACAATCACGGACCCGCTGCCCCTCGGGACAGCGGGTCCGTGTGCGTTTCAACCGAGGAGAAGTTTTCTTATGGCGACCTACCAGCTTTTGCGCTGCCTGATCGCGCTGGCCGGGGACAAGGACAACGTCGTGTCCCGGGACCGCGGGCGTCCCGTCACCTACCCCGAACTGCCGATCCTGCTCCACCTGCACGGCGAGGACGCGGTGGCCGACATCGCCGTGGTCGGCATGTGCGAGATGTCCGGCGACGAGATGCTGATGCGGGTGCGCCAAATCTACGGCGACGATGCGGTCAAAGCCGTCTATCCTGGCACGCGCCCGCGGCTGCCCGTGGGCGACCCCGGCCTGCCGCTGTGCACGCGTCCCGTCTTCGTGGCGCCGCCCACCCGGCCGGCGAACCCCGACCCGGTCCTGCGCCCGCTCGACGCGCTGACGCCGATCCCGGGGACCGAAATCATCCAGCGCGAACTGGCGGCGGAAAGCGAACCCACCGACGAGGAAATCCTCCGCAACATCCAGGCCGATCCGGACGCGGACCTGCTCGACGAGTTTGAGTTGCCCAGCGAGAACGACGACCGCGTCGACCTGGCTGCTGCGTTGCGGTCTGCGGTTCCCCCGGGTGCCCCCGGTCCCGGGACACGCCCGAAGGTGAGCGACCAGCCGCAGACGCGCGTGGATTTCCGGGGACAGGCACGCCAGGCGCGTGAGCCGCTTGCGCACCTGCCCGACGTGTCGGGCGACAAGGTGCGACAGCCGACGCGGCAAGGCGGCCACGACCATGACCGGGCGCGCGGGTAGGGCCATCCATGCCCAAGCAGCTGCGTGAATTGCTGAGCGACCTGCGGTCCGAGCTGGGGCACTCGACCAATGTCGCGTTCGGCATCAACGATCGCGACACGCTGCTTTACTACCTGAACCGCACGCAGCAGGACCTGTATCGGGACTACGACTGGCCGCAACTCATCGTTGACCGCGACGTTCATCTGGCCGATGGCCAGCGTTATTATCCCTATCCTGTCGATCTCGCGTTCGAGGACATCGGCAACATCTGGGTGCTGATCAACACCGTCTACAATGAACTGAGCTATGGCATCGGCCCCTACGAGATGGTGCTGTGGAACTCGGACACCGGGTTCAAATCCTGGCCCACCCAGAAATGGATGCACCACGCCGACGACAACACGTTCGAGTTGTGGCCGATCCCTGACGGCAACGCCGCCTCCACCAACGCGATCGTGCGGCTGCGGGGGACCAAGACCGTGCCCTGGATGGTCAACGACAGCGATGTGTGCGTGCTGCCCGACCATTTGATCGTCATCTACTCCGCGGTCGAGCTGCTGCGGCGGGACAACGCGAAGGACGCCGACGCCAAACAGCTTCGCGCGGCCGAACTGATGCGCCGGCACCGGGTGCGGCAGTCGACGCACAAGCGCACGCGGCCGATGGCGATCGGCGCCGGCGGCGGCGACGCGCAGAGCCGTCCCGGCGCGCAGCCCGTGCTGGGCCTCGACTACGTGCCTCCCGGATATGGCAGCGGCCCTAACAGGGGGCCGTGATGCCCGATGCCGGCGTCTTCACGATCAGCGACTTCCTGGGTGGGCTGGACACGCGCAAGACTGCGCTGACGGCGCCATCGGGCACGTTGCGCATTCTTGAGAACGCCGTGCTCAACCCCGGCGGCGAAATCGAGAAGCGGCTGGCGTTCGTGCCGGTGGCGACGCTCACTTTCGACCAGTATATTTTCGGGCAGGGGGACAGCCTGCATACGTTCCGCTGGGAACTGGCCCCCGCCATCACGCCCGGGACATGTCCCGTGCCGATCGTCGGGCACACGCTTACCGGCGCGCTGGGCGGTGATCCCGTCATCCAGGATGTCGAAGCCTACACCGGCAGGTTCCAGGTCTCGATGGTCGACGGGGTGACCGGCGAGAGCGCCGTGTTCTGGGACGGGTTCCGGCTGGTCGACACCGGCTCCGGGGGTCTCCCCGCCTTCGGCAGCTACTCGCGCACGTTCCGTTCCAAGATGTATCGCATCGACGGCGAGTTCCTGCGCTTCTCGGGCATCGGCGATCCCGGCGTGCTCGATCCGGCCGCGCCCGCGCCGAACAACGGCGCCGGCTTCATCAACATCGCCGAGCAGGACCCTGATGCCGAGGAGCTTCAGGGGATGGAACTATACTACAACAGCATGGCGATCCTTTCGCGCCTGCAAACCACGATCTGGACGCTCGATCCTGATCCGGTGAAATCAGCGATCCAGCAGACCTTGCGCATCGGCACCGTGGCCCCGCACTCGATCCTGCAATTCGGGACCGGCGACGTGCTGTTCCTGTCCGACAGCGGCGTGCGCAGCCTGCACGCGCAGACGATGAACCTCTCGGCGTCGGTCACGGACGTCGGTTCGGCGATTGACCCGATTTTGATCCCGATCATCCGCGACAACCCGGTCCTGGCCGCGAAGGCGCGGGCCACCATCCAGCCGGTCAACGGACGCTACTGGCTGCATCTGGCCGGCAAGATTTATGTCCTGTCCTACTTCCCGTCCTCGAAGATCACCGCGTGGAGCGTGTTCGATCCGGGCTTCGAGGTGCAGGAGTTCGCGGTCGTGCAGAACCGGGTTTTCGCGCGCGGTCCCGATGGCACGGTCTATCTCTACGGCGGTCCCACGCTCAAGGAATATGATAGCTGCAAGGTAACAGTGCGCACGCCGCATCTGGCGATCGAAAGCCCCACCACTACCAAACGGCTCAAGTCGCTGGACGTGATGTGCGAGGGCAACTGGTCGCTCGCTGTCGGCATGCTGCCGAACAACCTCGAAGCGTTCGAGTTGGTGGCCAACCTCGCGGACAACACCTACGGCGAAAAGTCGATCCCCTTCGCCGGCGTCGGTTCGCACATCGCCATGCACATGGAGCATCAGGCACCGGGGCCGGCCAAGCTCGCCGCCATCCACGTCAACCCTCAATTAGGCTGGACGAAGTAACGATGTCGAAACGAACAGGACCCGTTCCGCATCACTGGTCGCACTGGGTCATCCCTGAACCCAACAGCGGTTGCTGGTTGTGGGACGGGGATGCTGATGGCCGGTATGGGCGGGCCATGCTTGCCCGTCATGTTGGCGGTAAACGCCGCCGGCTGACGGTTGCGCGCATGGTGTGGGAAGAAACTAACGGACCCATCCCGTCCGATAAATGGGTGCTGCATCGCTGCAACGTCGCGGCCTGTGTCAACCCGGAACATCTCTATCTTGGCACGCACAAAGAGAACATGCAGGACATGGCGCGTTCCGGTGTCAAAAAGCGTGTCTACCGCACGCATTGTCCCCAGGGGCATCGTTACGACCTGCATTATTCGTATTCTTACCAGAACATCCTACAGGTGTGCTCGACCTGCAATCGAGAACGGTGCCTGAGCTACTACTACACGCGCAAGGCTGAGAGGGTTGCGACATGAGTGGTTGGACAAAGTAGGAAAATGGACATGTTAGGACTGATCCTGCTCGTGTTCGCGTTCGTGCTGGCGGTGTGCGCCGCCGCAAACTGGCCCGTCACCCCCAGACCAAATCTCGGCTGGGCGGCATTTGCGTTTTTCATTGCCTACCTGCTGTTCAGCCACGCCCCGGCCTTCAGGTAGCGAGTGACGAACGTGATCACCGTGAAGGGACCGCCGTTCGCCCGCGAGGAGGTCGCGCACATCGTGCGCAACCTGCGTGCACGGGACCAGGCTGAAATCTACGCCCTGCGCTGGAACAATGACCCCGACCAGCTCACCGACGAGATGCTCACCGTCGCGCACGCGATGTGGCGCATCTTCTGTGTTGATGCCGAGCCGGTGGCGATGGCAGGCGTGATCCCGACCCGCCCCGGCGTCGTTTCCGCCGGGGCATTCGGGACCGAACTGTGGCCGCTTGTGGTGCGGCACGTCACCCGGTTTGCGCGCGACTGGTCTATCCCGCGTTTGCGCAAAGCTAACTGTCATCGGGCCGAGTGCTATGCCCTCGCCACCAACCACGACAGCCGTGGCTGGCTGATTTCGCTGGGGGCCGAAGAAGAAGCCTACCTGCGCGGCTATGGCCGCGATCAGCAGGATTTCATTCTTTACGCGTGGAGACTGCAAGATGTGCATGGGCGGCGGCGGGAACTCGGGACCAAGCTACGGCATGTTTGCTGACCCGGCGGGCAACTGGCATTACGCCGAAGAAGGCATCCCCGGCGACTATCTGGCGCGCGGCGCGACCAGCGTGTCGCAGTATCAGACCATGGCCAGCCAGGACCTTTCCGACAAGCAGATCGCCGCCCAGAAGGAAATCGCCGACAAGCAGAACGCGTTCAACCAGCAGCAGTTCGACTATCAACAACAGCAGCAGGCGCTGGCGCAGAAGCAGGCCGACGAGGCGGCGGCGCGGCAGAGTGCCTACGACACCGGGCGGTCGCAGAACCTCGCCGAGGGCACCAAGTCGATCAACGACGCCTTTGCGCAGTTCAACGACAGTTATTTCAACAAGTATGCCCAGGACTACATGTCCCAGGCCGGCGATCAGGTCGGCTACCAGAAGGACCTCGCCACCAAACAAAATACCTTCGACATGGCGCGTTCGGGGCTGACCGAAAGTCAGGCGAACGCCAACCAGTTGGGGCTGATCGAGGAGACCGCCGGCCGCACGCTCGCCGACCAGACCAAGACCGCTCAGAGCGAAGCGAACACACTGCGCACCAACGTCGCCGGCGAGAAGAACGCCTTGCTGGGACAGGTCCAGTCATCCGAGAGCCTCGGCTCGCCGATCGCCGGCAACACGATGGACGACGTGAACCAGGCCCTGCAAACGCAAAAGAGCGCCATCTCCGGGATCAGCGGCAACGCCAACGACCTCGTGGCCTCGACCTCGGGCGTGCCGCAGGTGAGCACGCTGGGGGACATCTTCGGCGGCGTGCTGGGGAGCACCGGCAGCTATCTCGGCGGCGTGCAGGCGAACACGGCGCTGGGGCGCTACTACAGCGGGGCGGGCTTGACCGGCACCAATTCGGCCAAGTTGTGACGCCGTTCGTCATCCTTTCGCTGCCAAGGAGCCGGTCGCGCTGGCTGGCGTCGTTCTTGAGTTATGGCGACTGGCAGTGCGGGCATGACGAAATCTGCCACTGCCGTTCGCTGGACGATGTCAAATCGTGGCTGGCGCAGCCCTGCACGGGCACGGTCGAGACGGCGGGCGCCGTCTTCTGGCGGCTCCTGTTGCAGTATCGGCCTGACGTGCGCGTGGTGACGATCCGCCGCCCGGTTGACGAAGTTCTGCACTCGCTCCGTGCGACCGGCGTGGTGTTCGACGACACGCTCGCGCCCCTGATGCACCGGCTCGACCGTAAGCTGGATCAGGTCGAGAAGCGTGTCCCGGGGGTGCGCTCGTTCGCCTTCGCCGACCTAAAAAGCGAGGCTTGCTGCGCCGAACTGTTCGAGCACTGCCTGCCCTACCCACACGACAACGACTGGTGGCAGCGGCTCGACCGGCTCAACCTGCAAATCAACCTTGGTCACATGATGCGGTATTTTCACGCCCACCGGCCGCAACTCGAAAAGGTCGCGAAGCAGGCGAAGCAGCGCATGCTGAGTGGCTTGCAGAAAACCCCGGAAATCGAGGGCGTCACGTTTCAAGAGGAAACGATGGCGTCCTACGATGAGGCCATCCCGCTGTTCCGGGAGCACGCGGTCATCACCGACCGCTCACCGGATGCTTACCTGTTCATCAATGTTCCCTTGCTGCGGCAGCTTGAGCGGATAGGGGCCTTGCAGATCATCACGGCCCGCAGCAACGGCAGGTTGTTCGGCTATCTGGTGTCCGTCGTCGGGCCGTCCCTGGAAGCCGAGGACAAGACGATTGCCGTGCATAGCGTGTTCTTCGCGTCACCCTCGATCCAGAACCTCGGCATGAAGCTGCAACGTGCGGCGGTAGAGACCCTGCGGGACAAGGGCGTCAGCGAGGTGCAGATGCGCGCCGGCGTGCTGGGCGCAGGGCCACGGCTGGGGGCGTTTTATCGCCGGATGGGGGCCGAGGATTTCGGCCAGCTTTACCGGCTCAGTCTGGAGCAATAGGGGCCATGGGTATCTCCGCAGGAGCAGCTTCCGCCATCGCTGCCGGCGTCAGCGCCGCGACCGCTGTGGGCGGGACCGTCATGTCCTCGCAGGCATCGGCTAGGAACGCGGCGACGATTGCCAACCAAAACCGAGCCATGGAGACCGCCCAGAACCAGGGCTTCATGCAGCGCATGCTGGCCTCGAATGCGCAGACCGAAGCGCAGCGCGCGACGATGGACCAGACCATGCAGGACAGGAACGCCGCCTTCACGCAGATGCGTGAGGGGCAGATGGGGGCGATGAAACGCCAACAGGACGTGCTCTCCGCGGAGAACACGCAGGAGGACGCGCTCCGGGCCACGGGCGATCAGGCGGGACAACAGTTGCTGACGAGCACGAGCGGTCCCACGCTCGCCGCGGCGCAGGACAACTCCCGGGCGCAGGCGGCGGCGCTTCTCTCCAGCGCCACCGCGCCGCCGATCCCGGGACCGACAGGGACCGATCCCAACGCCGGGCAAGCCGAAACCAAGCAGGCCACCGCGCGCCGGCTGGCCGAGGCGGCCACCAACATCCGCACCTACGGCGGCAAGGTCGCCAACGTGGAGAGCTATGCCCAGCCGGGACAGACGGTGTCGGATGCGATTGCCGCCAACCGGTTCGGTATCATGCCGGCGCAGACCGCTGAGGCGCTGCTCAAGAGCGGATCGGGGGTGCGCCTCCTGCCCTCGCAGATCGAATACCAGGGCGCCACCAACGCCGGGACCGCGACCGACGCGCTGATCCAGTCGCGGGGACAAAGCGGCCTGGATGCTGCCGCGCTCTCCTATGGCAACGCCGTCGACATCGCCAACCTGGGACAGCAGGACGCCAGCACGATCGCCGCCAACCGGGCGAAGCAGCAGGAAGCCGACGCGGCCTATCAGGCGAGCCTGGGGAATTTGGTCACGGGTGTGGGCAACCTCGGTCTCTACGGGACCGGGTATCTCAGTGGTGGTCCCGACTGGCTGAAGAAGCTCCTGCCGGGGGGCAGCGGCGGGACCGGCAACCCCGCGGACATGGCGGCGACTAACATCAAGCTTTAACAAGGGACGCTAACCATGCCCTACACGCCCTTTGCCAACACCGACCAGGGTCTCGCTACTCTCGGCAAGGCGTTGTTCCCCGATCCCGCGGTGATCGCGCAGACCGGCTATTACGGCGCCGCGCAGCGCGAGAAGATGCTCTCGGGCAACAAGATCATGGGGGAGCAGGCGCTAACCAACAACTGGATACACAGGATCGACAGAAACGGCACGGTCCACTTCATGCCCGCGCCTCGTGGCTCGCCGGTCGGGGCGCCGCCGATCCCGGCGACCGACGAGGGCACGCCCATGGTGGGCGGCGGGACCTATGGAGCTTCACCGGGGGCATACGGTGCGCCCCCGCCCCCGCCCGCGCCTTCCCTGTCCGCAACGGTCACCCCCCAGGCGCCGCCATCGGGCGCGGCGGTGTCCGACTATATGAATACGCACCCGAACCCGGTGACCTCGGCGACGCCGCCCCCGCAGTCGTCCCCCGCACCGAACTCGGGAGCGCCGCCGGCGCCGAACACGACCGGATCGGACGGCAGTGTGCCGAACAACGACGCCGGCAGCGCGGTCATCCATCCCGGCACCTTCCAGGCCCCCGGCGGCGGCATAAAGATGGCGCCCCCTGCGCAGGCGGATGGCTCGCCGGCCCCGCTCGCGTTCAACCCGACGCTGATATCGGCGCTGGGTGCGGCAGGAGGCGTCAACCCTAATGCGCTGAACAGCACGATGGCCGCCTATGTCGAGCAGGAAGGCAGAAAGAGTGGTGTGATCGACGACAAGACTGCTGACAACTTGTCGAGCGCGTTCGGCAACACGCAACCGCTGGCGTCGGCGACGACGATCAGGACCACCGGCATGAACAACGCGACGACGCTTGCGCAAACGAATATCCAGGAGGCGGGGAGCGACCGCCGCAAGCAGATGGATATTGCCGCTGCCGTGGCGGCTGCGCGTGCCGTGCCGTTCAAATCCCAGCCGGGCGGTCCCGGCACGCAGGTCATCACGACGACGACCGGGGAAGCCGTCGACAAAGGCTTACAGCCGTTCGACCAGGCGTCGGACACCGCGGCCAGGAACCTGACGTCGATCGCAGAACCAGGGACCGAGCGCGAACTGAAGGTCCCGGTGTCCTCGGTCCCGCCCGCAGGCACTCGTGCTTACTCGCCGACGCGCGAAGCGGCGGCCAATACCTACGTGCAAGTCGTCGACAAGCAGACCGGCGCGCGGGGCCGCATATCGTTGGCGGATTTCAACGCAGACGGTGGTCGCAAATGGATGGAGGACAAGGTCGCTCCAATCCCAACCCTCGAAATGGCCTCGGCGCAGACGGCGGTGGATGCGGTGCAAAAGAATATCTACGTCCCGCCGCCGGCCACAATCCAGGAGATGAAAACAAGCGATCTGGCGCCGCCACGTCATTACGCTGACGGCAATACACAGTTGGTGATGCGCACGGCCCAACTCTACAAAACCGATGATCAGACGCACGGCGACTGGGCTGCTTCAGCCACCAAAGCCACGCAGCAGCTTATTGCCGCGGGTGTGCTGATGGACCCGAAAGATGCTGCGGCTGACAGGCAGAGTTGGTTCGGGCAGCCCGAGGCCACGAAGCCGCATCGCTTGCAGATGCAGGACCCGACCGGCACCAAAACGGTAACCTATCACCTGATCGATCCGCCGAAACTCGGGACGGCGGTGACGACCCCGTCGCCGGGGACGACCGCGGCACAACCTGGGGCGACCGCGGCCCCCGCGGCTTCCACGTCGAGCGCGCCGACATCTTCCGCGAACCTGCCCGCTTATGCGTCCCCGGCTCCGGGGACTGCCCCGGAGACCGGTGGTCTCGGGGCGACGGTGATAACCCCCGCTCCCGTGGCGCCCCCCGCGGTCAGCCACCCGTCGCAGCCGCCTCCGGCCGCGCCAGCGCCTCCTGTTGTTCTCTCTAACCGGGCGCCACCACGTGCGCCGCTTCGCCCCGCGGCGGGTTTCGGGGTGCCCCAGCCGCTGCCCCCTGGTGCGATTGCCGTGGCGCCGCAGGGCGCACCGGAAGGCGCGGTTACCCGGGCCAGCGACGGGACCATGGTCGTTGCCCGCGGCGGCTTCGTCTACCCCGCTCAACCCTCACCCGAGATGGGACGGTAAGCCATGGCCAGCACTCTCTCGGCCACTATTGCGCCGCAACCCGAGGGCATAACGGCTCCCGGTTTCCGCGGCGAACTGATCAACGCTGAAAGCAGCGGTCAGAATGTGACTAACCAGGCCGAAGGTGCCGAGGGCTTCTATCAGATCACCGGCCCCACGTGGCAGGACTTCGCGCCCCGCGCGGGGATCGACCTGAAACAGTATCCCAGCGCGATCAGCGCGCCTTACGATGTCCAGAGCAAGGTCGCCGACGCGATCCCGATGGGGCGGTGGGGGCCGCGGACGCAGAAAATCCTCGCCGCTAAATATGGCGTGCTCGATCCCAACCAGCCGATGGGCGTGTTCGCCCAGCGGTTTGGCGCCGCCCCCGGCAGCCCGGGCGCGCCCATGCCCACTGTCCCGGGCGCACCAGTCCCGCAAGCGGTGGTGCCCCAGCCGCCTGTCCCCGCGGCGCCTGTCCCCGCGGCGCCTGTCCCCGCGGCGCCTGTCCCAGAGGCAGCACCTGTCCCAGCGGCGCCCCTGCCCCCACCGCCGGCGGTCCCGCAAGCGTCCCTTCCCGGGGCGCCCACCAGTCTGGCTGATGCGTTCGCACAAGCGGCGCGACGGCGGCAGGCGTTCGCGTGACGCCATTCGACGATCCCACGCTGACGGGCACGCTGCCCAACGGGGCGACGTTCGACTTCGGCAAACCGGTCACTGCGCCTGCGCCCGCTCCCGCGGCACCGGCACCCGCCCCTGCGCTCGCCGGCACCTTGCCCAACGGAGCGACGTTCGATTTCGGCCAACCGGCCGCGGCGCCCGCCGCTGCGCCCGCCGCTGCGTCCGCTGCTGCGCCAGCCCCTGCGCCGACGCCGACGCCGACACCCGCGCCTGCGCTCACCGGCACCTTGCCCAACGGGGCGACGTTCGATTTCGGGGCGCCTGCTGCGGCGGCCGCCCAGCCAGCCGCGCCGGTCCCTGCGCCTACCGCGGTTCCCGCCCCTGTCCCGGCTGCGGCCCCCGCGCCGGGAGCCGACACCCCCGGGTTCTTCGGCCGCATCGGGTCAGCGTTCATGCAGGGCGTCAGTGAGCTACCCAGCGACCTGACCGTGCATCCGTTCACGCCTTCCACGGGCGACGAGCAACCAGCACCCACTGATTTCGCCGGGGGTGCCGCCTATGGCTTGGGAAAGTCCCTGCCGGCGATCGGTGGCGGCGCGATCGGCGCGATCGGTGGCACTGCGGTTGGCGGTCCCTTGGGCGGCATCGCCGGCGCTGCTCTCGGGACCTTTGCCGGGATCGTCGCGCCGGAACTGCGGCCGGCTTACCTGGAAGGACTGAAATCCGGCCTCGACCCCGACGCGGCCGTCAACCACGCGATCACCCAGGCGCTGGCGCAGGGCACGTTCGGCGCGATCACCACGCCCTTGTTCGCGTTTTCGCCCTTCAAGAGTTTGGTCGGGCGGATGCTGTTCGGCGCGACCGTGACCGGCCCCGCCGTGGGCACCGTTGGCCGCGTTGCGGTCCCGGCCGTCACGGGACAACCGCTGCCTTCAGCCGAGGACCTGCTCAAAGGGGCGGCGACCGACGTGGTCACCGGTGCCGTGCTCGCCCCGGCGATGGAGGGCGTGCACGTTACGGCGCAACGCGCGGGATTGCTGCCGGAAGAGTCCCCGGCCCTGACCCCAAAGCCGAAGCCGGGGGTCCCAGAGCCGACGCCGGGGGTCCCAGAGCCGACGCCGGGGGTCCCAGAGCCGACGCTGGTGGCCCCAGAGACGAAGGGGGTGGCCCCAGAGCCGACGCCGGTGGTCCCAGAGCCGACGCCGGTGGTCCCAGGGGTCCAGGCGACAGAACCGACGCAGCCAGAAGGACAACCGCCAGCGCCGGGAGCACCCGGCACATGGATGTGGAAGTCGAAAGACTACGACCTGCCGGTAACACCAACCGGCGAAGAACACCCCGGGCCGGATGGTCGGATTTACGTGCGCGTGCAGGCATCGGACGGCAGCGATACTTTCGTGCCAAAAGACGAGCTTATCTTCACTCCTGCGACGCCGCAACCGTCCGGGGCAGAGCCGCTTCCAGAGCCGCCACCCGGGCCTGGAGCCGTTCCACCTCCGTCTGAAAACCGTCCTGGCGAGACTGGAACCGGAGAAGCAACCCCTCCACCCGGCGAAGCCCCGACCACCCTGTCCGCTGGCGTTGATACCGGCGTTGGTGCCGGCGCTGGTGCCAGTCGCGACGCAGCCGTGCGCCCAGGTGAAACCCCCGCTGCCACCAGTGAGACCACCAACCAGGGAACCCTGGGCGCTGAGCCTCCACCGACATCGTCTGTCTCTCCTCCTGAACAAAGGACGCCCGTCGATGATCATACACCACCCGTGTCAAATGCTCCTGCCCCTGGACCTGCCAATGTCCCCGCCGGTGAGCGCGTGGTCCCGGGGACCGATACCGTCACCCAAACCGGCACGCAGGCCCAACCTGCCGTTGGTGTCGAGGCAGGGCGTGTTGACGCTGGTCAGACTGGCGTCCCAGCCCCTGGGGGTGAAGCTGGCGGCGGATTAACTCCTGAGACCCGTGCTCGCGTCGACACGCTTGACGGGCAGATCGACCGGCTGAACGCGACGATCGCCGCGTTACCGGCGGATGCGCCAACCCGGGCCACGCAGGAGGACCAACTCGCCAAGCTGCGCGCGGAGCGGGACCGGCTAGCCGGCACCCCGTCGCCCTCGCTCGCCGTGGCGGCGGAGCGTCAGACCCCCGCCGAGAAGGAAGCCGTGCAGCGTGCCGCGGCGGGCGTGTCCGAGACAGCCACCGACGCGCCAACCCATCCGCCAACGCCCGAACTCGACGCGCGTATCGCCAAGGCGCAGGCGGCGCTCGACAGCACGCCGCGTACGGACGCGATGCACTGGACGCACCTGCGCGACCTGACGCGCCTGGAACAGTCCCGGGAGCAGGCCCGCGCGATCGGCCGCGGCGAAGCGGTCGACCCTGCGCTGGCGCTGAACCCCGACCAGCAGGCACGGGTCAACAAGCTCAACAAACAGATCACCCCGCTTGATGAGCGCGTGCGCGCGCTGGGGGACCTCGAAACCCGCACCCCCGTCCAGGAGCGCGAGTTCGCGGCCAGGCAGGACCAGCTTGCCAAGCTGCGCCGCGCGCGCGACGCGCTCGTGGGACAGCCGGACGCCGAGAAGATCGCTTCACGGTTCTGGCGCCCCAAACCCAAACCCTTCGTGCCCCCCAAAGAGCCAACGGGCGAGAAGACGTTCGGGGACTACCAATTCCAGAACGGGGCCAGCGTCTACACCAAGGCGTTCGCCGATGCCGGCTACGACCCGCGCCTCGCCACCAGCCTGCCTTTGAAAAAGCAGATAGACATTCTGACGCGCCAGATGGGCGACCAGTTCGGGTTCAGGACCGTCAAGATCGCCGCCGATCATCCCGGCGGCTACACGGTGATGAACCAGATGCTGAACACCTACCGCGCCATGCACGACATGATGGCGTCGCTCAAGCTGCCGCTGGATCAGGCGAGCCTGGGGGGCAGGCTGGCGCTGCATATAGAGCCGATGCGCGAGGCCAAGAAAGGCGGCGGGTATTTCGGCATGTACGACCCCAACACCCACTCGCTCCATCTCGCTGACGGCGCCAACTCGTTCGCGCACGAGTGGGTGCACGCGCTCGACCACCAGCTCACCACGATAATGGGCACCGACCCTCACATGGAGCACATGTTTTCCACGTTCACGCGCGTGCGCGGCCTCGACCCGAAAGACGATGTCAACGCCCGCTTCGCCAAGCTCTTGAACACGATCTTCTATGACGAGGGCGCGCTCGCGCAGCGGAAGATGCAGTTGGACCTGGATGCGCAAAAGGTCGACGCCAAGGGCAAGCCAACCCGAGCCGCGCTGGATGCGCAAGAACGCTTGCGCGCGATCGAAAGCGGTGCCGACAGCAAGGCGCACATCAAGAGCAGTGAATACCGCAAGATGGCCGAGAGTATCCCCGACCCCTACTGGCGCAGCGAACGGGAATTACTGGCCCGGGCCGGCGAGGCGTGGGTGGCGCGGCAGATGGAGGTCAACGGCGTCAACCCCCGCGGCGTGGCGATGCCGGACGAAGCCTACGCGCGTGGGCTGGCCCGGCGGCTACGGGTGACGTTTCCCAAGAACGACGAGCGGGTCGCCATCCATCAGGCGTTCAGCGATCTGTTCGAGGCGCTGCGTGCGCAGCAGATTTTCGGCTCGCCCGAGGCAGCCCTGTCCCATGATTACGGCCTGTCCGACCCGGCCGGCTACATGCGCGCGGCACGGCTCGCCGGCGGTGCACCGGCGACGCGCAGCCTCGCCGTGCGGTTCATGGACGTGGGCAACAATTTCCGCAAACTGCAAAGCAGCATGCGGGAGAACGCAATCTATGATCGCGCCCGCCCGGTGTCTTCGCGGCCCTGGTCGAAGCGCACCGCGCTCACGATCGGGCACATCTTCAACGCCAAGCTGACGGATTTCGACAGCATCATCAAAGCCAACAACCCAGCCGTGCAGCGGGTATTGCAGAAGCTGCGGGACAAGTTCGGGACCCCGCACGGCAGCGACCATTACGCCGGCGGTGAAGGCTTCGAGCAGGCGTCCCGTGCGCAGAAAACCAAGTGGGATAACAGGCTGGCGGCGCTCCTGGAGCGGAACGGTCTCCTGGAGAAGATGACCGACCTCGAAAGCGCCATGATCCACCACGGGCTGACCACGGGACAGGGGACCTACCAGGGACAGACCATCCCCGCCAACGTGCGCGCGGCGATCGGGGACATAAGGCTGCTGCACAACCAGGTTTTCGACGCAGCAAAGGGTGCCAAGCTCGATATCGAATACATCGCGCAGCACTTCCCGCGTTTCTACGACCAAGCCAAGATCACCGCGAACCAGGCTAACCGGGCCGGGTTCGTGCGCGATGCCCATCGCCTCTATCGCTTCATGTTCGACAAGGAGGTCGGTGCCCCCGGGGACAACCCGGACGCGCTGTTGAAGCGATACCGGCAAATGCCGAAAGCCGAAAAGGGCGTCATCGAGGGTAACAACCCGGGCGTGAACGCGGGCATGAAAAGGCTGGGCAAGAACCTCGCCGAACAGCGCCGGATCGAGGAGCAACTACGACAAGGCGCGCCCAACGCGGCAGGGCTGCAAGCACGGCTGGCCACGCTGCAAGCCGAAGCCGAGCAACTTGCCCAGACGCACCACGATGCGATCGGGGACCACGTTGCCGGCGTGGCCAGCAACGACTGGTATGCGCGCGTGCAGATGGGCTACCCCGGTGACTTCGAGAAGATCGGTCCCTCGGGACGCTTCCTCAACCACCGTTCGCTGCCGCCCGAAGCCGACCAGATCATGAAGAACTGGATGCAGACCGACATCCGCACGGCGCTGCCGGACTACTACAAACAGGTGGCGCGCAAGGTTGCCTACGCGGAACGCCTCGGCGCCAAGGGCGAGTTCATCGAGGAACAACTCCGACAAGCCGTCGACGCCGGCCTGCACCAGCAGGACGCCAACTACATCCGCGGGATCATCCAGCAGATCACCGGCTACGGCGAGAACGGCAACTCCACCCACCGGAGGCTCAGCCCGGTGATGAACGGCCTCAACGCCTACGGCGCCACCATGCTGATGCCGCGCTCGATGTGGACCAGCCTGCACGAGTTCGCGGTCCCCGGCCTCGTCACCGGGGACGTGCGCGTTGCCATGAAGGCGTTCGGCAACCTCGTCGGTGGCATCCTGAAAACCGAGGACGCGCACGGTCGCGCCGAGCTAGCCGACCTGGTGGGGGTGACCAACTCGAAACTGGCGGAAAGCCTATGGACTTCACGTGTGGGCGATGATTATTCCGACACGCCGAAGATCGCGCACTTCATGCAGCGTTTTTACCGCATGATCGGGCTGAACGCGCTCACCACCGCGATCCGCCGTGCCAATTTCGGCGCGCTCGACTGGCATTTGGGACAGGTGTCGCGGCACCTCTTGAGCACGGAGCAGGGGCCGATCTGGGACCTGCGCCGGGACCGTGCGCGGCGGTTGTTCAACGAGTTGGGTATCTCGCCGCAGATGCATGATCAGTTCGCGCAGTGGAAAGCCGCGCAGGACGGCATGCCCGAGTTCAGCGACCTCGCCGATCCGACCAACGGCAACGCGGTCCTCTATGGGCGCGCCATGCGCACGCTGTCCGACTGGTCCTCGCAGTCGCCCTACAAGGGCGATGTCCCTGCCGCCGTGGAGAACCCCTGGGGCCGGATGATCTTCCAGCTTCAGCACTACAATTACGCATTCATGCGCAACGTGCTCGATCCGGCGGTCGCGAACATGGAGCGGGATTACAAGTTCATGCGCGACCGCGCCGCGGGACAGGGCGCGGGCTGGCTGTCCCAGCGCATGCACGGGATCGGCGGCCTCGCATACTCGGGCGCGGGCTTCGCCTCCGCGGCAGGCGGGCTGCTCATGTCCTCGCTGGCGACCTCGATGATCCGCGAAGCTCTCTTCAACGGGGACAAGTGGGACGAGCACAAGGAGAAGGGCGATTTCGGTGATTGGCTTCAGGGGCTGGCGATGCAGCGATCGGGCCTCACCGGCACGCTCGATCCGATCGTGCAGCTGGTGAACAATCTCCGCTACAACGCCGACCTCGCCACGCTCACGTCGGGCGCGTCGATTTCCTTCATCGGCAATCAGGTGGTGGACCTGCTGCGCGCCACGGCGAACGCCTTCGACCCGGAGGCCCCGGAGACGAACACCAAGGCGCACGACGCGACCAAGAGTTTTTACAATCTGTTCGGCATCCCGGCGATGGCCTACATGGCCAACGGCGTGACCCTTGCCGGCGTGCCTTTGGTCTCGCCGGCGGCGAGTTTCGCGTTCCAGAAACTAACGACGGCACAGACTGCAAACCGGTTCGCCGATGTGGTGACGGGCAAGAAGGGGACCAAGCTGCCGGCGCCTGAACCGGAGGGCGCACTCGGTCCCAGCAAGGCGGAACTCAGTGGCGGTGATGACCTCGAACTCGGCCCCAGCGCAGAGGAGCTAAGCGGCACTCCCAGCGACAAAGAGAAGACCGGCGGCATTGTCGGCGGCAGCGTGCCCTGGGGGCTGCTCGACGATTTCATCGCCCCGGGGTGGAAGGTTATGCAGCCCGCGCTGGGATCGCTGCCCGGTCCCCTGAAACTTGGTGCCGTTGGCGCCGCCGGCGTTGCCGCGGCGGGCAAGTTCCTGTCCAATATGGCGCCCTACCGCAACGCGCCCCCGCCGGCCAAGAAAGCCGCGCCGTAGGCGCACAAAACGGCCCTGCGGGCGGCGATTGCAGGTGTGCCGCATTGACGCACTGGCCCAACGGACAACAGTATGCGCATCAAGGGCTTGCGAGATGTGCAATTACCTTAGCGGGGTCGAGCGCACAACACCGCCGACAAAGCGAAAAATCCCTTGTTTCATTGGGTTTTTGCCCTCTTTCCCTCAAGTTTGAACTGCCCATTGTTGTGCATTGTTGTGCATGTCAAGCCGGTATTTTGCCGCACAACACGAACAAAAACCGGGCCGCGGCACCCGTGCCGACGCGATCTTTCCAGTGGGCATCAGGGTTTTTGTCCCTCTGCGCGGTCTGCGGCACCGGTCCCGGGACGACGCGACACACCCCGTCCCCAGCGTTTGCGCCGCGGCAGGTCCAGCTTGGTCACGAGGTGCTTCACCCCTGACTCTGGCCGGCCCATGCGCGCGGCGATTGCGGCGTTACGCATCCCCGTGGCGCGCAGGTCGCGCACGATCTGACACTCCTCCTCGGTGAACCACGCCGCATAGCGGGAATAGCGATTATGCGAACGGTCCTTGCGTTGCGTCGTCATCGATCATCCCTTTTGATACCGCTGCGCCACGAAACCCGCCGCCCCCATCGGCAGCCCCTGCGCCCAGAAGGGCGTGCTCGCCATCACCCGCTGCATCTCGGCATAGGTCGCATCGGCATCGGCGTCCGGGACATCGGCGATCAGTTCGTCATGCACGGTCGCGGTGAGCGGGATGCCCTGCGCGTCTAACTCGATCATCGCGTCGGCCATGACATCGCGCGCGGTGGCCTGCACGATGTTCTCGACCAGCTTCCCGGGCCAGGACCGCAACCGCGTCCAGCCGCTGCCGCCGCCGGCCGGTCCCATGTAGGTGAATTCCTCGTGCCCGTTGTCGGGGTTGGGATCGATGCGCGGATGCCGATAGACGAGGTGCCGCCCCGAAGGCAGGCGCACGGTCAGCATGCGCGGGTGGCGGGCGAACACGATCCGGCCGACGCGCTCCATCCCCCCGTGCTTGGTGATGCGCATCAGGACGCGGTGCGTCGCCCACCAGAAGTCCACGATGCGCTTGTTGGTCTCGCGCCACGCAGCGACGAGGTCGATGCACTCGGACAGGCCCAGCACGAGGCCGAAGCCGGCGGCGGTTTCCTGGAACCGCAGCGGCCCCATACCGAAGCCGCAGGCAAGCACTAACACTTTCCCTAACTGCCGCGAGTTTGAATTCACCTTGCGGGCGGTGGCAACATAGATGTCCTCGCCGGCGGCGAAGACCGCGAGCACGTCCGACTGTCCCGCCAGCCACGCGAGGACCCGCGCCTCGATCTGGGACAGGTCCACCACCACCAGCTTGTGTCCCGGACGGGCCATGATGGTGGACCGCATGAGGCTCGCCACCACCCCCATCGGGCTGTCCCCGAAGAGCAACCCCAGGTCGGCGACCGTGGCGTCGTGCTTCAGGATCGCCACCAGCGCGTCGTTGACCTGGGCTGGCGAGATGCTGCCGCGGAACAGGTTCTGCGGCTGCAAGCGCCGCCCCGCCCACCTTCCCGTCCTGCCCGCCCCATAATACTGAAAGCAGCCCCGCACAGCGCCGTCCGTGGAGCGTGCCATGAGGATGGCGTCCAGCTTGGCGACCGATGAGCGGCTGGCGTCCAGGCGCGCCTGTAGCGCCTTCCTGGGGCCGTCTGGCAGGGCACCCGTCAAGAGGGTCCGCGCGACGGTGGCACGGCGCAGGTCCGGGAGGTCCACACCCATGCCGGCCAGCCACTCGCGCAGCTTGGCCACCTGATTGGGCGTGCTCACCTGCCCGTTGGTGATGCGCACGAGGTCGCCGGCGAGTTTCCGCTTGGCCTGTCCCGCGAGCGTATGCAGCTTGCCCACCAGCGTGGTGTCGACGTTGAGACCCCGCTGGTTGATGCGATGATCGCACTCGAAAATCTTGCGCTCGCGCGGGGACAGCTCCGGGACCGCGCGATCCAACTCCCGTTCGGCCTTCACGTCGTTGACACAGTAAGCGACCAGCCGGGTGAAATGCTCGACGCTGGTTTCGTGCCACCACGTCACCGCGGGTTCTGTCGTCCGCGGCCGTGCCATACGCAGCATCAGGTCCCGGGCACCCTTGTCCTTGGGGATGTTGAGCTTGGCGGCGACGCTCACCTGTTCGAGCGACGCCGGGTATCCCGCCACCAGTGCGCGCGCCATCGTGCAGGACCATTTCGACAAGTGGATCGGCGGCCAGCCGTCGAGGATGCGCGCCCTGAGCTTGCGCTCGTAGAGGTTGAACTCAAAAAGGTAATTGTGCGCCACCACGACGGCACCTGCGCGGATTGCGTTGCTGAACTCTTTGGGACAGGGACCGCCCACCCAGGTCTGCACGTCCCCGTCGTCGATCGCGAAAGCGAGCACCGTGATGCGGGTGTCAGGATGCTGGGCGTAGACCTGCGCCCCCGTTCGCCGCAGGTCGACGGTGGAGGACGTTTCAACATCCACCACAACACGGGTCATTTGATCAGCGGCACGCCCAGACGTTTGCGCAGCACAGCCTGCTGGTCGGGCGGCACGACCTCCCTGATCCACAGGCAGTCGGTGCACAGATCGATGTCCGGGTGCGGCTCGGGGCCGAACAAAACGATGAGCCTCCCGCAGTCGGTGCAGGTGAACTCGCGCGGCGGCTCGGTCTCGTTGGTGAAGTATGGCACTGGGTCAGCCCTCTTTGTTCAACGCTCAACCACGAGGCGCACTAAAGGGCATACCGTCCTTTTGAATAAGTCTTAGGCTTCAGCCCTAGCGCAGCGAGCGAGGCAGTCTTTTCACGGCGAGCCTTGTTGACTTGATTTTTGCGAGCATCGTCAACCGGGGTGATCGGCCGGATGTGCGACCGATGCAGGCTGAAAGGGATCGGCTTCACAGGTTTGTGGGCGTCCATATCACGAACTACACGCGCCGCACTCTCGGGGTGTTGATAGTGATGACGATGATTACCTTGGGCGATAGACACCCCAGCGGCCGTGACCCGCACGCGCCCGATCGGAATATTCAACTGACGATAGATCGTCTGTGCAATGGCGCAATGCTGCCGTGAATTACAGATTGCAGTGTCTATGTCACACTGTTCCATGCGCAGTCTGATTGTCTTCGGCAGTTTCTTCAGTGTATCTGAACTTGGTGATTTCATCTTGCTTTCTCCTTCTTAACCAAGCCTCCAGGTCTTTCTGGAAGTGGGGGATGATCTCGCTGATGAAGTATGCCTGCTCCAGCCTGCTGCACCGGCGCAGCGCGCTTTCAGCCGCGGACACGGTTTTGCGGAAACCAAGCGAGACCAGGGTGGCGCGGTCACGCTCATACAGGTCGCGAAGTTTCACGTGCAGTTTCACGACATTGTTCGACACGGTTTCCTCGTCAGGTTCAGTGGGAGGTGCGCCAAGTTTTCCAAAACTTGGCGCATTACGGCGTACAGCGTCAGCCGCACGCGCCTTTGCGTGCCCTTTAGGATCAAGGATGCGCCTGACGGTTGTCTCTGGGATGCCCGTAGCGAGGGCGGCCTTACGCTGCGAACCTTCCAGCCGCACGATCCCACGCAGGAACGCTGCCTCCTGCCGGCGACGTCGATCGCGCTCGGCCAGCCAGTCAGCCGCCATGGAGTCCGCTGCGGCGATCTTCGTCCTGACGGCACTCAAGGCGCGCAGCAAGGTCTCTTTGCGCATCAGAAAAACCTTCCCCGACCGAACAGGAGCATGATGACGATGATCAGCACGACCAGCCCGACACCGCCGAAACCGGCAGTCCCGTAGTAGCCGCCGCGATAGCCGTAATAACCACCGCCGAAGCCGAACAGCAGGACGATCACGACCAGCAACAGCAACAGGTCCATTGTTATATCCTTTCCCGAATGACCCAGCCAACAATACCGCCGGATGCAAACACTAAAAGCAGCGGCAAAAGACCGTTCATGTCAGTGCGCCTGCATGCGAGTTCGTTCTGCTGCCGGCACACGCCCTAAATCTATCGCGGCGGCAGTCATCAGCTTCATGAACTTCAACAACTCGTCTTCCAGAGGCGTGGACGGCGACCCCTCGGCGTATTGCAGCGTCAACTGGCCTGCCACCTGTGCCAGCGCGGTCATTACCGCCGCAAAATTCGCGCCGATGTCACGGCGTTCATCCAGGTAGCCGATCAACGCAAGGAACTCGGCCTCGACCAGCGCGCCGAAATCCGGCTCAGAATGGAACATCTTCGTCGACCAAGGCCGCGCCGGCGTCGCCGTAGTCGTCGAAATCATCTTCGGCCGCGATGCGCCCATCCAGCCGCTCGCCATCGGTGCGGCAGATTTGCAGGTTGTTCAGCGCGAACGAGACGCCCTTGTTGCCCGAGTTGTTGTAGGCGAAGGGCGCCACAGTGGCGCGCGCCATCTGTCCCGCCCAGACATCCTCGGGGACAACGATTTCCCGCCGGTTCGCATCGACGACCCCGGGCCGGGTCTTCGACCAGGGCGCGATGTAAATACCGCCATCGATATCGTAGCCCTTGTATTTCTTCTCACTGCACTTGCGGAATGGCAGCCGCAGGCCGGCCACGAACGCCTTGTCCTGGTGCTTGTTGGCGCCAAAGGTTTCATCGATCATCTCGGCCACCGCGCGCCGCAACGCCGCGAACTCCGGGGTAGCCTGGGACGTGCGGTCGAACAGCAGATTGATCTGGTAGACCGGTTCACCCCCCTGGGCGCGCGGGCGTGGAGTAAACACGCGGGGGAAAGAGAGAATGCCGATCGGCGTGCGAAGACTGGACATGGTTTACCCTTCCTCTGGAAAATCGGTTGCGGCGTTGGCGTGAGCGAGCTTGACGCCGGACGAATGGCTCTCGACCAGTGGCGCGAACGATTGCCGCCACAGGTCGCCCTTGCGCTTGAGTTTCTTCTCGATCTGCGCCGGCGAGCGCAGCGAGATGTCGTAGGCTTCTTCCAGCGTGAGACCTTTTTTCATCAGCAGGTCCCCGACGCGCTGCTCGTCGGTCCAGCGACGGACCGGGCGCGTGGGTTCCAGTCCCCAGTCGGGGATGCGCACCTGGGCCTTGAGCTGTTCCACCGCGAACTCTCGCAGCGCCTTGATCCACGTTTCGGCCCGCTCGGCGGTAACCAGATACTCAGCCAATTTCGCGGGATCGCTGGGCATCGAGATGCCGTCGTCGGAAAACTCGCGCGCAGCCATCTTGTTGGCCTCCTCGGCGAGCTTGGGACAGGTGAACGCGCCGGGACAGAAGCGGCACCATGGTCCCATCACCAGGGGCGCGTCGGGCTGCGCGCAGGCGTCCACAGCAGGGATGAGTTTTTCGTCCACCCACATCAGGATATCCAGCGCATCGACGGTCCAGGAGCGGATTTTCTGAAGGGTGCGCGCATGCGGCTGCACCACGGTCATCATCACCGTTTCGATGGGAAACGGAGTTTGCAGCAGCACGCCCGCAGCATAGTAGAGCATCTGCGGGTTGTTGGTCGGATCGACCAGAATGCCACTGCCGTTCTTATAGTCGACGATTTCGAGGAACCGCTGGGCTTCCTTGACGATAGCCAGATCGACGCGGCCGAAGAGACGGACGGGCGGGTGCCGCGAGTGGTGCTTGAAATAGGCGTCCAGCACGACCTGAAACTCGGCCCGGAATGCGGCGCCGGTCACGCGCTGGTCGACATAGTCCACCATCAGGGTCACGCCATCGATGAAATCCTGATCGACCTCGATCGCGTGCGGCCCCACCTGCCGCACGGTCCCGACCTCGCTGTCCGGGACCGCCAGCTTGTTCACCCCCGCGCAGTAACCGTCGAGAATTTCCTGGATACAGGTGTGCGCGAGCGTGCCACGGCTGGCGTAGATCGAGGGTGGTCGCGGCGGCGCCTGCTGGGTGAGGCGGAACGAGCCGGGACAGTGCATCCAGCGATACGCGCCCGACGCACCCAGGAGCGAGTGCGCGCCCACCCCGTCATCCAGATCGTCGAACAGGTCGACGAGGTCAGACATTCAAGCCGGTCTTCTCGGCCAGCGCCATGACGAGCTTGAAAAACTCGTGTCCCCGGCCGACCGGGACATCGCTAAACTTGGCCACCCCGAACGTGGTTTGCAGTTCCTTAACCTCTTTCTTGTGGCCGGCGTTGTAGATCGTCCGCACCAGCGTCAGCCCGCGGTCCAGCGCCTCGCTTTCCGACATTCCGGGTTCGCGGGTGTCGTCCTCGTCCGCAGGATCGCCGAGGCCGTCGTCGAACATGTCGTCGGGTGCAGGAGCCGGTGCCGGCGCGGGGGCCGGGGCAGGGGTGGGGGCCGGTGCGGCGGCGGCTGGGGGGCGCCCGCGGCGCGTGGCGGGCTTGTCGGTCCCGACCACCGCGACCTGCGCCGGGACAGCGAGGGCGTTAAGCCCTCTGACCAACTCGCTTAACCCGGTGAACACTCCAAGATCGTTATCGTCAAATTGGTAATTCAAATCGATGTGCACGTTCATTCTCGCCTGCCGAGGGAGGTCCCCTGGACTCAGGTTCATTTTGCTGTTGGTCGGCCCGAATTGATTGTTCATAGAGGTTTTGTCCCTGTTCAAGTTCAGCAATCTCAACGGCCTTGCGGCGAAACACCGTCATGATCCGATGGTCGAGAGTTCCGGGGATGTGCAGGAAGCTGGCGAGCACGCTGTCCCGCTGTCCCAGCCGGTGCGCGCGGTCGATCGCCTGGCGGTTTTCACCAGGCACCCACGAAGGCTCCACGATCGCGACCTCGCTGGCCGCGGTCAGCGTGATCGCCGTGCCCGCTGCCAGTATCTGACCGACGAACACCCGCACCTGCGGGTGGGTCTGGAAGAGACGCACGGCGGTATCACGCGCGGTCGGGGACGTGCGGCCGGTGACCAGCACCGGCGCATATGCGGCCAGCAACTCGTGCAGGCGCTCCAGCACCTCGACGTGCCAGCCGAACACCAGCATCTTCTGAGTGCCGCAGGCCAGCCGCTCCGCGATCCACTCGGCCGCAGGCGCCACCTTGAGCAGCCCCAGTTCACGCCGCAGCGTGGTGATGGACCCTGCGACTTGGTTGGTATCGAACGCGTGGCGGTGCAACTCGGCCAGGAACTGATCGTCGGACAGGCGGCGGGTGCGGTCCCAGAGCAGGACACCGGCACGCCACGCACTCTGGTCGGTCCCAGCCGGCGACCTGGGCAGCACGAGCGGCACGTCCTGCGCGATCAGGGGCGGCAGCTCGGGCAGCACCTGCGCCTTGGTCCGCCGCAGGATGACGGAGCCGAGGCGTTCACGCAGCCAGGACTGGTTCTTGGTGCGCACGACCTGCCGGCCCCAGAGCGTGTCCCGGCAGTCGGTGACGCGCTCCTCGAACTCGGCCTGCGTCAGCGTGCGCATGGGGGGTGGTCTGGTCGAGCCGATCACAGGCAGGGCCGTGCGCGCCGGATGCGGCGGCGGATGTTTCGGATAAGCAAGCGGTGCGGGAGCCGGGACCAGCAGCGTCGCCGGCCACAGGGCGCGCATGTGTTGGTAGAGTTCCCCGGCGTGGTTGGGGGTGAGCGTCCCGGTCAGCAGCAGCACCCGCTCGCAGGCCGATTGAATGCCCTCCTCGGCGCCCCGCTGTCCGTAGACCGCGAGCGTCCGGTGCGAGGAGTTTTTGAGGTAATGCGCTTCGTCGACGATGAGCAGGTCCCAGGACCGCTGCATTAACGCCGTCGTCCAGGCGTTGCGACGGCTGTGCGCGGACAACTGGGCCAGGGTGTCATAGGCGACCAGCACGATCACCTGTTGACGGTCGAGCACCTCGCATTGTTCGCGGGCCTGCATGCCGGGTTGGACGGTGAAGACGCGGGCCGACCACTGCGGCAGCCATTTGGCGATTTCCTGCGCCCAGACCGGCCGCGCGCCGGCGGGACAGACGACGATGATGCGCAGCGCGTCGAGGGACAGGGCGATGGCGAGCGCCGACAACGTTTTGCCCAGCCCTGGTTCGTCGCACAGGCCGAGGGCGCGGACATCTGGCTCACGAAATCGTGACGTTGCCCAGGACACGCCGTCCCGTTGGTAGCGCCGTGTCTGGTTCAACAACAACAAAATGTCAACGTCAGGCGACACACGCCCGGTTGGGACCGACACAGACATTGCCCCTCCCCTGACTGGCAAGGGATATTCTGTGCTGTGCGTTGCATGCCCGTCAAGTTAAAAACTACAGGATGTTGCACACAACAAAACACCAGAGGGGAACACTTTTAAAACGGCTCTTGTGCCCCGAAGAGGGCGATCAGCGCAGCTTCGGCGCGCCCTTCGTCCTTCACGCGGGCAAGCTGGTCGGCCTGCCGGGGGAACCATTCGATGGCGCGCTGACGGGCCTCGCCTTTGTCCCGGCCGAGGCGGAAAGAGGTCTTCCACTCCACCGGGGTGACGTAGAGGCGCGGGACCTTCAGCGCGGCCAGCACGCCGCGCACGAGGCCCACCGACAGGCCGAAGCTGAACATCGAGGTCACCCCCTGTCCCGGCATCGCATGCACGTTCTCGATCCAGGCGACGTCGGGCGCGAGGCCGATGACGATTTCGGCGATGAGGGCTTCGGAGATTTCGTTTCGCGTTTTCCCGCGCCGGCGGAAGCTGACCACGGGCATGTCGCAAAAGGTTTCAACGTCGCGCAGGTTGGGGGTCACGATCAGAGCGAAGGCGCCGCTGGCGCCGGGGTCGACGCCCAGGACGCGGGTCACGCGGCCGGCAGGGCGAGATCGGTGAAAAACAAAAGCAGGTTTTCCTCGCCCTGGCGATACATCGCGTAGAGCACCGCGGCAATCAGCCGGCCCGGAATGCTCTTGCGCTGTTGCCACATCTGCACAGTCGCGTAGGGCACACCGTGGTCCGGGACATGCCGGTCGAGGATGTTCAGCAGCCCCCGAGGCCCGCCGGCGCGCTCGAAAATGTAGGGAACGTCGATCTCGATCATGGGTTGCAACACACAACACCAGCACGGGAAGAAGCAAGGGGGTCAGGTGAAGAAACCTCTGGAACCTACACCACAGGTTGTCGTCTTTTGCCGGATGTAACCGGAGGTATCACACAGGTGACAACAACAAACCGCTTACTTTTCTCACTTCACGGCACAACAAGATGAGGCTACGTGATGCATCAAGCTGCGGCTGCCTACCGCCCTCGGCGCCCTGTCGTCCCGGAGCGGAAAAAACAAAAGGAGGCTCCTCGTGTCGTCAAAAACGTCACGCCCTTACCGAAGGCTAGAATTAGACCCGTGAACCATCTCGGAGACGAAGGTAACCGACCCCCCGAAGTCACACCACGACGCGGGGGCTTGCGTCCCGAGTATATGGAGTTCGCCGAACGCCTGCGCGAAGCCATGCAGAGGGAAGGTCTGAATGCGAGTGACGTCGCCCGCCGCGTGTGGGGTGAAATCCAAGACAAGCGCGGCTACTACGTGGCCCGCAACCGGGACCGGATCGGCTTCTATCTGGCGGGCGTCAGCTTTCCCGAGGACGAAAACCTGCGCAAGCTGGCCGAGGCCGTGGGCCTTTCCTACGAGGCTCTGGCGGTGACGAAACCGAGTGCCGGTCCCTCGTCGTCGTCGACCTCGGGCGTCGGCTTCGGTGGCAGCAAACGCCACGGCATGCTCGACACGCAGTTAGCAATCCTGTCGAACAAGCGTGCGGTGCTGGCGCTGAAGCGGGAAATGAAACTCGACACCGCGTTAAAAATAATCGAGTTGCTGAAAGCCGAAGATGAAGCGGAAGCGGGGGACGGCCATGACCCAGCCGCGTCTCCTCACTCAGAGTGAAGTGGCGCGGCGGCTGCGGCGATCGGTCGCCACAGTCGCGCGCCTGCGTCGCGCCGGCGCTCTTGATTGGGTGCCTGGACGTCCTGTCATGATCCCGGAAGAAAGTCTCAACCTATGGCTGTCCCGCAGTATCGCTCACGCCCATCTGTCCTCAGTCATCGCCGCAGCCCGCAAAACAAGACGGCAATCAAAAGCAGCGATCCGGTCGTCCGAACTGCAAAACTCGTTCAGGCAGGAACGGGCTATTGGCAAATCGTCTATAGCGAGCCGCGCGCAGGCCAAAAAGGCTGGCGGTCCCGCACCCTCTCGACACGCACCCAGGACCGCGCCGAAGCCCAGCGCGAGCTAGACCATTTTCTTGACAAGGCGATCGAGAAATCCCAACCCACGGTCCCGCAGGACCAGCTAACCGTCGAAGAGCTGTGCCAGGACTATCTGGCGCACCAGCCGCGGCAGCGCATTGTGCTGGCGCCGGTGCGCGTGCACCTGGGCGCGATGCGGGTAAAGGACCTGAACCTGGATTTGATACGCAACTACCGCGCCGCGCACTCCGAATACAAAGACAGTTCGATGCGGCGCCGGCTGGGGGCGCTCAAGACCGTGCTTAGCCACGCCTATAAAACGGGGCGGTTGACCGCGGTGCCCTATATCGAGTTGCCGCCGGTGGGGGCGCCAAGAGCGTTGTGCCTGACCCACGAGCAACTGGCGCTGGTCCGGGACAAAGTGGTCGAGAACGAAGTCCGCAACCCCGGTCCTCACGCTCACGCGCTCACGTTGTTCGTGTTTCTCGCCTCGACTTTTGGCGCGCGACGCGAAGCCATCCGGGACCTCACCTGGGACCGGGTGGATTTCACGAACCGCGTAGTGGACTTCAAAACTCCCGGTCGCATTGTAACCAAGAAACGCCGCGCGACTGTGCCGATGAGCGACGAGGCGCTGACGTTTTTGCGCGAAGCGCATCTCAAGGCGGGGTGCCCTGCGACGGGCAGAGTGATCAACCTCCGCGACAACGCCCTGAAGTATCAGTATCAAAAGTTTTTCAAATCCATAGGCTTCGAGTGGTGCACCTCGCATGTGTTCAGGCACACGGTTGCAACCCACATGCTGCAAGCCGGCAAAAGCATTTACAAAGTGGCGTTGATGCTGGCCGACACGGTGCGGACGATCGAGACGACATATGCCCACGTGCCGCCGGCGGATTTGCGAGAGGTAGTCGAAGATCGAAAACTGGGGTGGGCGTGATGGCTCGCCCCAGCACGTTTATCGACCGCTACCTCGACGATCTGTGCGCCAGGACCCACAGCCCCTCGGTGTTGAACGCTTTACACGCCTGCCGGTCGGGACATCCACTCAACAGCGAGACCCAGTGGCGGGACGCCTACGTGCTCGTGCAGCAACACACCCAAGACTTCCTCGGCGCCGATCTGGCTTGGCTGCGAGAGCGCGCATTGGAGGAGTGGTGAGCGTGAAAAAGCAGGAAAGGACAATTGACATGATCAAGGCGATGGGCGTGCGCGACGGGCGCACGACGCTGATGATTGGTTTGTCGTTTGGCAACCTCGACAAATTTCGCGCCGAACCGCTCGACACCTTCATTCTGATCAAAGCCGAGGATGTGGGCCTCGACCACGACGTGATGATCTTCAGCGGACGCACGGAAGAGGACATGGCTGGCGTGATCATCCCGCACCTGACACCGGACGCGAAGACGCATGTTTCGACACGAAAAAAGAACTAACTGCGATCGGAAAAAAGAGAAGGACAACTAACCATGTGGCTGCCCGACAACATCATCAGGGCCGTGGATCGGCACGCGAGGATTTATTACCTTGCGAAGCACGATACGCAACGCTGGAACGAAAACCGCCGCGGGCCTGAGTTAAGGATGCTCACGGGCTGGTGCTGGGTGTCCCGCGACGGCACCGGACGCTACGGCCAGGGCCTTAAAACGCAGACGGTGGCCTACCGCGAGGCATGGTATGCCCTGGTGCACAAGGCGGCGGCGCCCCTGGTGGGGCAGGAGCGGCTGAAGCTGGTTGAGACGAAGAAGGCGGCGGCAGCGTGACGCCCCCGCCCAACCCGCACCGGCTGGGGCACATCGCCGCGGCGGGGGACAGCGAAGCGTGAGGCCCCTCGTTGCCGAGTTGCGGGCGCTCGTGCTGGGCGATCCTCCGGTGCGCACGATGGGGGAAGCCGGCGCGCGCCTGCACATCACCCGGTCGGCGCTGTCCA